CGCTCCTTCAAAATAAGGATGAAGGTGTGTACGCCTACTGCACGTTCAACAACACCGATAGTGCACGCCATGCTAAGGAGCTGATCCGGCATGGCGATATTTGTGCGCTTTCTATTTATGCCAATGGTCTCAAGCAGGATCATGGCGACGTTCTCCATGGATCGATTAAGGAAGTCAGCCTTGTGCTTGCTGGTGCGAATCCTGGCGCTTTGATTGACTACATGGACATTCAGCACGGCGAGGACGCAGCGACCGAAGCGCTTATTTATACGAACATGGATATTTCGCTCGAGCACGCCGACGAGCCGGAAAAAGAAGAGAAGAAAATGGCAGACAGCAATAAGGAAAAGACGGTTAAGGATGTCTTCAATACCCTCAATGAGGAACAGAAGGACGTCGTGTACTATTTGGTCGGTCAGGCTATGGACTCCAAGGGAGAAGACGGGGCCGACGACAACAAGGAGGACGAAGAAGTGAAGCATAATGTCTTTGAAAATGATACCCCAAAAAACACCCCGACTCATGCTGAGTTTGCCGAAATTCTCGGCGATGGCAAGCGCTGCGGTTCGCTCAAGGAAGCTGCTTTGGCACATGGCATTGAGGATGTCGGCATGTTGTTCCCGGAACCGCACAACCTGAATACCCCGCCTGAGTTCATCAAGCGCAAGGATGACTGGGTGGCGAAGGTTATGAACGCCGTTCATCGCACTCCGTTCTCTCGTGTCAAGTCGATGTTTGCCGACCTGACCGAGGATGAGGCTCGCGCGAAGGGCTACATTAAAGGCAAGTTTAAGAAGGAAGAAGTCTTCAGCCTGCTGAAGCGTACGACTGATCCGACGACCATCTACAAGAAGCAGAAGATGGATCGAGACGACGTGCTGGACATTACCGACTTTGATGTAATCGCATGGCTCAAGATCGAGATGCGAATGATGCTCGACGAGGAGTGCGCCCGTGCAATTCTGACGGGTGATGGCCGTCTGTCTTCCAGCGACGACAAGATCGCCGAGGATCATGTCCGCCCTGTCTGGAAGGATTCCGATCTGTTTACCATCAAAGTTCCGGTGACGGTTGCGCAGAACGCTTCCGATTCCGATCGCGCCAAGGCGACCATTCGCGCCATCATCAAGAGCCGCAAGAACTATCGTGGTTCCGGCGATCCGACTTTCTATACGACCGAGGATGTTGTGACGGACATGCTGCTGATTGAGGACACCACCGGCCGCGTGATTTACGATACGATGGAGAAGCTGAGGACGGTTCTGCGCGTTAAGGAGATCGTGACTGTTCCGACGATGGAAGGTCTGTCCCGTGAGGTCAACAATGGCGGCAAGGTCGAAATGCATAATCTGCTCGGCCTAATTGTCAACCTAAACGACTACAATGTAGGCGCTGACAATGGCGGTTCGGTGAGGATGTTCGACGGCTTTGACATCGATTTCAATGCCATGAAGTATCTGATTGAAACCCGTTTCTCCGGTGCGCTGATTAAGCCGTACTCCGCTATGGCGATTGAGTCCGTCGAATCTGCTGGCTGAAATCAAAATGGGAGGTAAATGATTATGACTGCGAAGAATCCAGAATGGTATAACAAGCTCGTTCCGGGCAGCATGGACAAGCACAAGATTTACGGTGATCTCGTCCATAAGTACGTCAGCGCGTCCGTGTATACTGCCGTTGAGGACAACACGAAGAGCGCCGTAATTCTGGTCAAGGGTCTGTATAAGGCTCCGTCTGCCGGTACGCCGAATTATCAGGAGCTGGCGGCCCCGGCTGAGGAAGTCTACGGCGATTTTATTTCCGGTACGATGCTGATCTGCGAGAACAATGAAGATGCACCCGCTTTCTACAAGCCGACGAACATGGCGTTTGACCTGACTAAGGCCGACAAAAATGGCCATTCCCCGATTGTCATTACCTATGGTAAGGCAAAGTCCGTTACTGCCACGGATGGCGCAGAAGATCTACTTGAAGTCGTCGAATGCCACACCAAGGAGCTCTATACGGCTTCCTGATGAACAAATTCTATGGCATCGTAGGCTACGCTGAGACTGTAGAAACGGACTCCCCCGGTGTATGGGTAGAGAAGATCACTGAACGAAGCTACTACGGTGATGTTCTTCGGAATACCCGTCGTTGGGAGACGGTAAGCGGACAGGTGAATGACAATCTGAATGTGAACAATTCCATCAGTATTGTCGCCGATGGATACGCCTACGATCACTTTTCCGAAATTCGATATGTCCAGTGGCGTGGACGGAAGTGGCAGGTCACGAATGTTGAGGATAAGACGCCCCGACTGATTTTAACGATTGGAGGGGTATACAATGGGCCGGAGAGTTGATCTTCATCGGATTTTCGAAACGATTCTCGAGTCAAAGAATGTCTATTTTCAGCCGCCCGAATCGGTTAAGCTGAAATACCCTTGCATCATCTATGAGCTGGCAAAGCTGCCTGTACAGCATGCGGATGACAAAGCTTATCTGACAGGGAGAGGATACGACGGCATTCTGATCGACACCAATCCGGATACGGTTCTGCTGGATAAGCTCCGAAGGCTGCCATTTTGCGCGTTTCAAAAGCCATATCCGGCAGACAACCTCAACCATTATCCATTCACCATCTACTACTGATCCGTAGGGGACTGCACACCCTCTACGGATATTTTTATATCCTTTGTAAGGAGGAATAATAGTGAGCAAAATTGTTTTTGACGCTGACGGTCAGCGGTTTTTTGAAGCTGGCGTTCGCAACTGCGTGTTGTACAAGAAAGCCGAGAATAAGTGGACGAACGGCGTTGCCTGGAACGGCATCTCAAACATCACGGAGAGCCCGGATGGCGCAGAAGCCAATGATATTTATGCGGATGACATCAAGTATGCATCCATGCGAAGCGCTGAAACCTATGGCGGTTCGATCGAGGCCTATATGTATCCGCCCGAATTTGAGGAATGCGACGGCGCGTATACTTCGGCGAAGGGTGTCTATATCGGCCAGCAGATTCGCAAGCCGTTCTCCCTCTGCTATCGAACGATGATCGGCAGCGATGAACTGGGCGTAAACGACGACGAATATAAGCTGCATCTGGTGTACAACGCGACGGTTTCTCCGAGTGAGAAGTCGCATGACACAATCAACGATAGCCCGGACGCTGGAACGATGAACTGGGATTTTGATACAACTCCGGTTTCCTGCACGGGTCATAAACCAACCTCCAAGATTACGATTGATACGACCAAGCTGAGCGAGAAGGGTAAGACCGCACTGGCAACCCTGCTTGAGAAGCTTTATGGCACTGAAAGCACCGAACCGGAGCTGCCGCTTCCGAATGAGATCATGGAGATGTTTAAGGAAGTATAAGGCTTAACGCCACGATTTGAAAGGAGAGACCAATTTTATGTATTGCGAAAAAATGACGTATACCGATTTTGACGGCAACGAGCACGAGGAAGAGCTCCGCTTTAATCTGACGCAGGCAGAACTGCTTGAATGGGAACTGACGACCGAGGGCGGCATGCAGAAGCTGCTTGAAAAGATCGTCGCTGAAAAGGATAAGGTAAAGCTGGCAGAGATGTTCAGAACTATTATCCTAAAGGCGTATGGCGTTAAGAGTGCGGATGGTAAGCGGTTTGTCAAGGTCATTGACGGCCATAGGGTTTCCGAAGATTTCGCCCAGACGCAGGTGTATAGCGATTTCATGATGTCGCTCTTTACCGATCCGCAGAAGCAGATCGATTTCGTCAACGCGATTGTGCCGCAGGTTCAGAAGAACGAGGGTTCTCCCGTTCCGCCTGCTGTTCTCAAGTAAGGGTGACGCGAGATGCTTGAACTGACAATACCCGGAAGGGAATTTTTCAACGAAGCGACGAGCGAGTTCATTTCGGTGAAGCCTACGGTCTTGCAGCTTGAGCACTCGCTCATTTCTCTTTCAAAATGGGAGAGCAAATGGAAGAAACCCTTCATCAGTAAGACGCCCAAAACCTATGAGGAAAGTGTCGATTATATTCGCTGCATGACAATCGGAAAGGTCGATCCTCTCGTTTATCTGGCTATCGATACGAAGATGCTCGAACAGGTAAATGCCTACATCGATGACCCGATGACGGCTACCACATTCGGCCCGGAGAAGCAGACAGGACGGCAATCCAAAAAAACTACGGCTGAAATTTTATATTATCAGATGACGGCGCTGAACATTCCGTTCGAATGCGAAAAGTGGCACCTCAATCGGCTGCTTACGTTAATTCATGTCTGCGCAATTAAGAGCCAGCCGCCCAAAAAGATGAGCAAAAAAGAAGCTGCAAAACGCAATGCATCCATCAATGCGGCGAATAAAAAGCGCTTCGGATCAAGAGGATGATGACGTGGCAACCGTAATCAAAATTCGACATAAGGGCAATTTCGATCATTTGGATAAGTTTCTCAAGGCTATGACCAAGCGGGTCTGGATGAAGAAACTTGCCCAATATGGCGAACAGGGCGTAGAAGCTCTTCGGAATGCGACGCCCAAAGATACGGGAAAGACATCCGAAAGCTGGAGCTACGAAATTCGAGAGGAATCCGGTAACGTCGTTATTTCTTGGAAGAACAGCAACGTCAACAAGAACGTGAACATCGCCGTGATCCTGCAATATGGGCACGGAACCAGAAACGGAGGATACGTTAAGGGAATCGATTACATCAATCCTGCGCTGAAACCCGTTTTTGATGAAATCGCGAACAGCGCATGGAAGGAGGTAATCTCGGCTTGAGCAGAGCAATCGACGAACGCGTCGTTGAGATGCAATTTCAAAATGATCAGTTCGAGCGAGGCATTAAACAGAGTACCAAGTCGCTCAAGAATCTCAAGGAAAGTTTGAAACTGGATGACTCCGCAGAGAGTACCCGGAAACTAGGTAAGGCATTTGATGATCTTTCAAGCGTCAGTCTTTCCAGCCTTGATACGGCCTTGCAGACGGCGGGACGAGGATTCAATGCGTTTGAAACGATGGCGACTTCCGCACTGGCTACGGTGACGAGCCAAATCACCTCCTATGCGACGAGCATTGCAAAATCCCTCAGCATCGACCAGATTAGTGAAGGTTTTTCGAAGTATGAATCGATCATGACTTCGACCAAAACCATCATGGCGGCAACTGGCAAGACGGCTAATGAAGTCGATCAGGCGCTTTCCAAAATGAACTGGTTTTCAGACGAGACAAGCTATAATCTGTCTGATATGACGGACAACGTTTCAAAATTTGTAAACGCAGGCGTCGAACTCGATACCTCCATTGACGCAATGATTGGCATTGCAAACTGGGCGGCTGTCTCGGGTCAAAATGCAACGACCGCAGCACGAGCTATGTACAATATGAGTCAGGCCATTGCTGCTGGCAAAATGCAGCTGCTTGACTGGCGAAGCATTCAAAATGCAAACATGAACACACAGGAGTTCATGCAGACAGCTATCGATACTGCTGTAGCATTGGGAACCCTTTCTGACGTGCAGGGAAAAGTCATGACCAAAGATAAAAAGTTGGCCGTGACAACAGGTACGTTTGCGAACACATTGAACAAAGGCTGGTTTACTACTGAGGTAATGTTGGAAACCTTAAAGAAATATTCCAACTATACGGACGAAGTATACCAGATGTGCCAGACAGAGGGCATTTTAGCTTCCGAAGCCATGGATCGACTGGCAGACAGCACCGATGAACTAGGTAAGAAATCTTTTGAGGCGGGTCAACAGTCCAAGTCATTTAAAGATTCTCTAGATGCCACCAAGGATGCTGTGAGCAGTCAATGGATGCAAACATTCAAGTACGTTTTTGGTAATTTGGACGAGTCCATTGAACTTTGGACGCAAGTCACCGAAATTCTCTGGGATGTGTTTGCTGCGGGTGGCAAAGCCCGAAACGAAATTTTGAAATTCTGGTATGAAAACGGCGGACGATCCAGCCTGCTCAGCGCATTTCAGAATCTTTATGACGTTATTTCTGCGATTGCCGATATTGCCGACCAGGCTTTCAAATCAATTATTCCTCCCATGACGGGAGAGCGATTGGTCGAATTGACCCGAAGATTTGAAAACTTTACGCTTCAAATCAAGAATGCAATCGGTTTTATCGAGGGCTTCAAAGATACGGTTCAGGAAACGATCGACGCGATAACCGGAGCCGACAGCGGAGTATCGGAAACCAATCTCGTATCAGGGGCAGCAGAGGCAGATGCCGAGGAAGCCAAAAAGATATACGACGCCATGCCCGATTGGATGAAAAAGTGGGCAGATAAAAACAGTGACGTTGCGCTTCCGCTTATTCGAGCATGGAGTAGAAAAAGTAACTTCGACACCTGGGCGAAATATCAAGCTGCAAAGCTCGGAATTCCGGTCGATCTGATTAAGAAGCAATACGACGCGTATAACAAGTTGAATTCTACCGCTCAAGCTCGACTCCAGGAAGGCAAAAAACGCGATTGGGCAGACGGCAAAAAATGGAGCGCCGGATATTTGGCGGCATGGAATGCCTATTGGGATGCAGCGGATGCGGTAGAAGCCGCGATTAGCGGAACCAAAGAGGCAACAGATGAGGCTGGCGAGGGGCTTAAAGAAACCGGGGATGCAGCAGAAGAGGCTGGCGAGTCCGTATATTCGACTTTAACAATCTACGAAAAGCTGACGAAGATCGTTCAAGGATTCGCGGCGGTTGTTGATGTTGTGAAACAAGCTCTTTCGGCGATCGGGTATGGCATAACGAAGCTGATTCCAGCTATGAAGCCACTTGCCGACGTCTTTACTGATATTCTGGCAGAGATTGCAGATTGGATTGTCGGGCAGGATGAAGCGCTCAAACAGGGTGAGACATTTAAGAATGGTATGGATGCTGTCGTCGGATTCCTTACGCCCATCATTCGGGGACTGGCTGACACGATTCAATTCCTGTGGGAAAGCTTTAAGGGGATTCGGAGTGCTGTCAAAGAATCCAGTCTATTCGCTGCTTTTGTTGAGAAGATCTTTGCCGGATGGGTTTGGCTTAAAGGGTTTGGGGAAGAACTCAAGAGCACGGATGGATATGGAATCGTTGGGGTAATTCGCGAATTTGCGAAAAAGTTTGTCGATGCTATAGAGCAATTCTTCCTGATTGATACGAGTGATGTCTCCGGATTTAAAGAGAAGCTATTCAAGCGTTTGCAGCCTTTTCTCGATATCTTTACATGGATCGAAGGAATCTTTATAGGGCAAGACGATCTGGATGCCGTGTCTGGTGCGGATGGCAAACGCAGCTATTTCGATCGAATCAAGATATTTTTTGCCAATCTTTTTAATGGAATCGCCGACGGAATCGATTCTATCGCTCAGTCTGAAGAATTTGCACGCGTTAAGGAGTCCGTTCTCGGTTTCATCGAAACCATAAAGACTACGATCAGCGAGCTTATCAAGCCTGCCGAAACAGAAACGACAAAAGGTCTCTTCGATCCGATTATCGATTGGCTGTTTCCGAAAGCCCTGGCTGAGGAGGATACCGCCGAGCTTCAAAATGAGGGGGATGCACTCGAAAAAGCAGCCAGCACGTTGGATACTATCGGGGATTACATCAAACGATTTGGCGAAGCTGTCGCAAATATATTTCAGAAGATTGCTGATTACGTCACACCTGCATTCACTTATGCAATCGATACGGGGCTGACCGTCATGCGTCTGTATAAAGGTATCACGATGGCGAAAGCAATTCTTGGCTTGACTAGTGCAGCCGATAACATAGCCAAGGGATTTAAGAAGCTCGCACAGGCCAAGAAGATGGAGAACGCCGATTCGATTGGTGACACCTTCCTCAAGATGGCAGGAGCGATTCTGATGGTTGCTGGAGCGATCTACCTAATCGGCACTATGGATGCTGGCGCTCTGGCACAGGGAGGAATTGTCACAGCGGCGATTGCAGCTGCCTTGATCGGAATTGCTGCGGCGTTTGGCGTTTTGAGTAAAAAGTTCCCTGATACCGCTAAGGTTGGTGACCAGATTAAGGGCATCGGTGAAGCCATTCTAATGCTGGCTGGATCGATTCTGATCTTAGGCTACTTAGATGCTGGAAAGATTTGGCAAGGTATGGGATTTATGGCGGCCATTATTGGAGGTATAACGGGTTTCTTATTTGCAGTTAAAACCCTCGGTCTCGATAAATCTGCTGGTGAGATCGAAAATCTCGCGAAGGGAATCTTGATGTTGACTGCCTCTATTGCCATTTTGGGCTACTTAGATGCTAGAAAAATTTGGCAAGGTATGGGATTTATGGCGGTCATTCTTGGCGGAATAGCAGCGTTCTTGTTCGCAGTCAAAACTCTCGACCTCGAAAAATCTGCTGGCGATATCAAAGGCCTGGCCATCGGAATACTTGTTCTCGTTGCGTCTATTGCCATACTCGGAAGTCTTGATACAGGGACCCTTATAAAGGGTGTCGGCGGTCTGGTCGCCATCATGCTCAGTTTGGGCGCATTCTTGAAGCTGACAGAAAAAACTGATCCGAAGAAAGCCCTTCCAGCAATTATTGCCATGGCTGCTGTCATGGTTGTTTTTGCAGGCTGCATTGATTATATCAAAGATGTTCCATGGCAAACCATTGCGGCATTCAGTGTAGGGTTATCCGCTATCGCTCTGACGCTTACAGGCGTTATGACCATTCTAGCCAATATGCCGTTCGCGTCCGGCCTTAAAGCCATTGGACTTCTATCAGCTGCTATTCTTGCTTTAGGGGCTGTCTTTGGACTGGTTCTTGATTTGGTGTCCGATAGCATCTCAAGTGCCTTGGTACAACTTTCCAGCGCTCTTGAATTGGCAGGCGGCATGATATCCGGATTTGTGAGTTCGATGGACGGCGTGGACAGCGATCGCGTTGACGAACTAAAACAGATATTTGAGACGCTGTTCAGCCTTGTGGCGTCCGTTCCCGCTTCTGATGGCACGGCGCTTATCACCTTCTCCGGCAATTTGAGCCAGATGGGCGCAGCACTTGGTTTGTTTATCGCCAATTCAGACGGCGTGACGAGCGAATCGATTGCACCGAGGGTTGAAGCGATCCAGAGCCTGCTTGATATTCTCACACAAGTCAGCACAACAGAATTCGCCAATATTCAGGATTTTATCGGCTATATTACCGATCTGGGCGGCGCGCTTACACTCTTTGCTTCCGCCGATTCCGGATTAAACGGAAAGGAAGCCGATGCGCGAGTTCAAAACGCGACCGCGTTGCTGTCTTCTCTTATAGAGAATCTTCCAGATAATCTGACGACAAGACTCAGTGCTTTGCCTGAAGAAAACTCCATGAGTATATTCTCTGCGCGACTGGTTTCACTTGGAGGAGCGTTGGTTTCTTTCGGTAACAGCGCATCCGGAGTTAATCGAGACGACGTGAACAATGCCATCGTGTCTTTAGGAATGCTCAGTGAACTGGAGACGACGCTTAAGAATCATGGCGGTATTTTCGAGACCGTTACAGGTATTTCTAGTCTCGATACCTTCTCAGTTTCTGTGGCCGATATCGGCGGCGGTCTTGCTGCTTTTGCTGAAAAAACAAGCGGTATTGATTCGAACAAGGTAACAAACGCCATCGGTTCACTTCGGTTGCTGAGCACGCTTGAGTGGGGGCTTCGCAATCATGGGAGCCTGTTCGGCTTTTTCACAGGCGATTCTTCGCTTACCAGCTTTGCAACTGGTGTTAATGCCATAGGCGAAGGACTTTACAATTTCTCCGAAAAAACGAAGAATGTCGATTCAGGAAAGGTAACATCCGCAGCAAATGCGCTTTCGATCTTTGCAGCTATTGATCGAGGACTTACCAATCATGGAGGCGTTCTGGCATGGTTTACAGGCGATCAAAATCTCTCCGATCTTGGCAATAACCTTGAACCGCTCGGAACAGGCCTTGCGGCTTTCTGCAAAGCGCTCGACGGCGTAAAGAACACAACAGTTGCTTCCCAGGCGGCGACAATCCTGCAAAAGCTGGCCGTCGCCGACACCAACTTGAATCTTGCCGGTAACGTACTTCAGCTTCAAACATTCGCAAATAGTCTTCATGACGGTAAAGGCGGAGGTATTGGCGAAAAGCTTAAACTATTCTCTGACGATCTCGCGGGGTTCGATTCCGGAATCGTCGGATCTGCTACAAACGCTTTGAAGGATCTTTCGCTGGTCGATTCCAATTCGCTCGAATCGCTCGGAAAGAAATTCAAAGATGGGATCTTTACGTCCAGCGTCATGACAAGTATTACAACGGGAATTACTTCTTTGGTTTCTTCCATGACAACCGAACTGCGAAACTACTATACGGATTTCCATTCGGCAGGCGAATACCTTGACATGGGGTTGGCTAATGGCATTCTTAGTGGAGACTGGCGTGTGGCAAATGCTGCCAGATACGTTGCTTCCGTTGCCGTCAAAGCTTCACGGCAAACTTTGGCGATCAACAGTCCTTCTCGAATTGGCGCGGAACTCGGCATGTATTGGGATATGGGCATGGCTAACGGTTTGAACCATTATGCCAGTCTTGTAAGCGATGCTGCAAGAGAGTCTAGTCAGAATGCCGTTGACACCGCTAAGGGAATTGTTGCCAAAGTCAGCGAAGTTATGTCTTCAGATATGAGTTTTGCGCCAACGATCACGCCTGTGCTCGATGCAAGCAATATTCAGTCCGGAATCGGTGGAATCAACAGCCTTTTCGGAGGCAGAGTGATTACGCTTAATGGCGTCAGTACAGTTCAACTCGCCGATCGGACCGAGCAGTCCATTCCGAATCAAAATGGAAGTGACTATGCATCCATCGTGAACGCGATCGGCAACGTGAATAATCAGATCGAAGAACTAGGCCAAAGAATTGCGAGGATGCAGGTTGTACTCGACAGTGGAGCGCTCGTGGGTCAAATCGCTGGTGATATAGACAAAACTTTGGGAGAAAGAACGATTATGAAAGGAAGGGGTAACTGATGTACGTAAGTCAATACGATGGAGAACACTCGGTTATCTTCGGGAATAAGGATAGCTGGAAAGATTGGCACCTTATTCCCGCTTCCCGCCCCGTTTTTAATCCACCAGAAGTGAAGACCAACTTCATCGACATACCCGGAATGAATGGCGGAATCGACATTTCAGAAATTCTTTCCGGGTATCCTCTTTTTAAAAATCGAAACGGTTCCTTTGAATTTGTGGTTGACCCGGACTGGAAGAACTGGGCTACGGTTTATTCCGAGATATCAAATTATCTGCATGGGCAGTTCTTACGGGCAATTCTTACGGATGACCCCACCTATTTCTACGAAGGGCGTTTCTCAGTTGATGCATGGAAGTCTTCAGAAAAACATTCTTCCATAGTAATCAACTACGACGTTGATCCATACAAGTACAATGTCATCGGAACGTTGGATGAATGGATATGGGATACGTTCAATTTCGAAACGGGCATTATCCAGAACTACAAGCTCCTTCAAATCGACGGCACGTATACGTTTACAATCGTTGGTGAGCAAGCCCGTATTTCGCCCATCTTTACGGCGACTTCGGATATGACTGCGGTGTTTAATGGATCAACGTTTCCCATCAAGAAGGGGACGCATAAGATCTATGGCATCACATTCGGAAGCGGAGAAAACAGAATTACGATTTCCGGAAGTGGAACGCTCAGCATCGATTATAGAGGAGGTAGTTTGTAATGAATTATCGACTCTATGCAAACGACGAGCTTATTTTCGCGAGCGATTGGGCCGACCCCGATTATCAACTGATCAGTCCGATTATCAAAATGGAAGTCAACAAGGCCGGAAGTGTTGAATTTACCATGCTTCCAAGACATTTATTTTACGATATGCTTCCAGCCATGAAGACGTGGATTGACGTATATCGTGATGAAGAGCTGATTTTTTCAAGTCGTGTTCTAAGAAATAATGCCGATACGTATAAGCAGCGCAAGGTTTATTGTGAAGGAACACTTGCCTATTTGGTTGATTCCATTTTTGGTCCGTCAAAAGGGACAAGGACCGCCGAGGAGCATTTTCGGCTTCTCATTGATTCCCACAATGCTCAAGTCGAAGATACGAAAAAGTTCACAGTTGGCAGTATTGAGATTGACGAGAAGGCCGAGTCACATATCTTTGGCGAAGACAATTATCGAGAAACATTCTCCGCAATTCAGTCTGACTTGATCGACTCCTTTGGCGGATATTTGCGAATTCGATACGAAAATGGAATTCGATGCATCGACTATTTGAAGTCTTACAATGCAACATCTTCACAAACGATCGAATTTGGACAGAACCTGATTGACTTGATGAATGAGCAGACAGGAGAAGATCTGTTCACAGTTTTACTTCCGATCGGAAAAGACAAGCTTACGATTGAAGCCGCCGGAGATTCCCAAAAGTACACGCATAATGGGAAGTATCTTGAAAATGCAGAAGCGATTGCTATCTATGGACGAATTGTAAAGACTGAAGATTTCGGTGACATTACAGATGCGGGAACTTTGATGGAAAAAGCCGAGAAGTACATGACCGATAACTATAAAGGCATTCCTCCTAAATTGAGCATCAAAGCAATCGATCTGCACCGATTCTATCCGACGGTTCGGCCATTTAATCTGGGCGATTCCATCACAGTAAAATCTCCCATTCATGGTGTCGAGAGGATTCTGATCTGCACTGCAATCGAGGTCAACATCAAAGACCCTTCCAAAACCCAATATACGTTGACTGATCCGAACCAGATCACGCTTCGGAAAGATCGAACGCTCACCGGCAGCAGTGCAAGTACATCCTCAACAGCGAGCTCTGCAAAGAGAAGCGGTGCAGGCGGTGCTGCGGCGGCAAGTTTGCTTGAGAAGTTTATCACCGAGGTGAACGGCGTTCTTACGATCAAGGACAAGGTGGTCAATCTCGAAAGTCTGCCCGGGGGCACGCTTGGGCAGATCACTGCCGCTTTAACGGTTGGCGACGGCAAGATCATCGAAAACGTTCATAACAAATTGAACACGCTGTCTTCGACGATTACACAGATGGAAGGATCTCTAACATCTGAGATCAAGAACACCAAAGAAGGTCTGGAGACTAAAATCTCTCAGACGGACAGTTCCATTCGAGCCGACGTGTCCGATGAAATTAACGATGTTCGCGGAAGCATCGAGCTGTCGATTAAAGATATTGACGGCTTGAAGAAAAGCGTTCTCGATATTGATACGGACATCACCAACATCAACAGTGAGATCACCAATATCGAAAATCTTTATGCTAAAAAAGCATATGTGGATAGTCTTGTCACTTCAAGCGCGATTATCAAATTGCTTGATGGCGGCTACGTCAAGACGGCTGCTCTCACCACGAACAGCGCGGACATTGGATATTTGGAAGTCAAAACGATGACCTTTGGCGGCAGCACAGTAACTAAAGGTCAAGTCAAAGTCGTAACCGATTTTACGCAGGCGTCAACTTATGGGATTCATCTTGAAGGTGACAAGTATGTTACGTTTCTTCGAACGAGTGAGGCATTTGTCCCAACAACATACACGCCAGCTTATGGAGACACAATCACCTTCAACTAAATTCTCGGCGCGGACCTGTTGAATTGCGGGGAACTCCTTAGAGCCTTATCAGCTACAGCATGAGGATGAAAGAAGCCTGAGTGCGAATGCTCTAAAAATCGATAAGGATTGGACAATCAGCGCAGCTAAGACCCGAACAGGGTAATGTTCAGAGACTATCCCCGGCGGGGGAGTAGGCTTCGGCCAAAGCGGCAGGCCTGAGAAAATTCAAAATGGAAGTATTTTCTTGGTGAGATAGTCCTCGCCACACCGAAAGGTATGGCACATAGAGCAATCGAAGGTTACGATAAACTGCCGACCCTATATACCAATTACGTCGCATCGTCCATCACGGATATGAATGGGACTGGATACACGCCGTCCCAGGTTTGGATGGACTATACTGCGTCCAGTCTTACGGATTCTGACGGAAACAATGCAGCGAACAGCAATGTCTATTTGGCGGGAACGTCGGAGAAGAAGATAGGCGTGGCACATTGGCCCGATACGTTTTATAGAGGAAACACCAGCGGTGTTACAAAGCAAGGCGCATCTGATACAAAAACCTATTTGGAAGCCTCATCCAGTGGAACTTATCAACGAACGGCAACACGTAAAATGGTATACTACACGGCGAGCTCTACAACGGTTTATCCAAGGGGAGAGTCCGTATCGGCGGTCGAATACGATGATGTTTTGTACCAAGAGGGAAGCTCGGTAACGACTGTTGGCAAGCAAGTGGTATACGCACCATCAAGCGCGAATCCGAGATTCTACAATACTTCCAAAGCAACCAGAGTGAGTCTAAAAAAAGCAACGCTCACAACGGCAACTGCTACCGTATTAAAGATTTGATAGGAGAAGTGCAATGAAGGTTTATATTTCTCAGCCGATGGCAGGACTGACTAAAGAACAGATCGAGATCGATCGGGAAAACGGCATTAAAGTCGCTCAGATTTACTATCCCGACTGTGAGATTTTGCCGACATACTTTGAAGATTATGATACCTCTAAATTTACGCCGCTTGAGTATATGGCGAAATGCACGGAAATCATGAGTCAGGCAGACGTCTGTTTCTTCCTACCATGCTACTATCAGTCGGCGGGTTGTCGCCTTGAAGACCATATGGCTCAGGTTTACGGCGTAAAACGGATGTATCTGGACTTTGGAGTGGATGCAGACAATCTCCACGAATTTGTTTATGAGCCTATTGCGATTGTGAGGGAGAACTGATATGCAAGTCGAAAAAAATGATATTCTGAAAGTCATTAAGACTTTAAACAATATCGAAGTACATGGTGAGCAGAATCTAAGCATGCTTTACGCATCAATCACGTTTCTGAACAATATGATTTCTAAAGAAACCGCTTCTTCGGAAGTCGGCGAAACGAAATGATCGAGTGTGGAATTCAAGCCTAGCAATAGACCGTGACAGCCGGATATTTTTCGTTCTCATACAGAAGCCGCTCAAAGGTTGAATCCGAGTAAATTACTGGACTTTAGATGAAGTTTTGTGAACTTTCTTCTGTTCATTGTCCATTACCTCCTGAACCTTTTTAGCGGTATCAAGATCGACGGTCATCTTCCGAAGCAACGCTGCGGTACCGTAGACAGTATTGCCCTTTTTACCGGGGCAAGAGAAGCCCACATTCATGGCATCACCTCCTTTCTGTGAAAGATAGCCTTGAGCGGCTTCTGTATGAGAGCGGAGATAATATACTCGCAGCCACAGTAAATGTCAAGGAAAATCTAAAAAATAGAGGAGGTTGACATGAGCAATGCTAGACTGTACACTATGGATGAGGTATATCAGGCACTGATGCTAACCGTTATGCTCCTTGAAAACGGAATATTCGACGCAGATCAAGGAGAAAATGATATGGCTAAACGACTGAAGCAACTTGTAACAGTCCACGGAAAAGAACGCTGGGTAACAGGTGCAAACATCGGAGATATGCTGGAGAACTACAGAAAGTTGTTCGAGTCCTCTGAACCGGAAAATCAAAATGGAAGAGAAAAGACAGTAAAGTTCGGAGATTATCTGAAGGAATATATTCGTACTTATAAGTCGAACCAGTGCTCTTCAACGATGGTCAATCGGGATCGGATGATCAAGAATCACATCATGCCCAAATTTGGAGATGTACCTATCGATGCAATCAGCACAGGGGATATTCAACTTTGGTTCAATGAACTGGCGAAAGAATACTCGAAAGAAACTATCTTGAAGATTAAAAACATCATGTCTCCAGCTTTTGACAGCGCTGTAGAAGACGGATATATTGAAAGGAATCCGCTGCATTCTTCCAGACTTAAAATTGAAGGAAAAGCGACCGTGCATCATAAGGCTTTGCCGCCGGAGAAGATCGCTGCCGTCCGTGAACGTATCCCCATTATGGACGTGCGAGAACGTCGCATGGCGGCGCTGTTATGCTCTACGGGTATGCGAATGGAAGAAGTTCTTGGACTACGCTGGGAAGATATCGATGTAGGGCGAGACTATATCCACATTCGACGGGCGGTCGTACACCCAAAGCGAAATCTGCCGGAAGTGAAGTCTACAAAGAACGGGCATGATCGCTATATTCCAATTCCAAATAATCTCATGGCAGAGTTAGCGCCACGAGAACAAACCGGATTTATACTGTATAGCTACAAAGACTTAAAACGGGAGACGCCCATGAGCTATACAGAAGCAAAGAAGGCTTTCGATCGAATTCGCGATATGTGCGATGTAAAGGAATACTCTGCGCATGACTTCCGAGACACTTGTGCAACTGAGTGGCGTGAATCTGGCATTTCGATCGATATGATCGCCAGGCTGCTTGGGCATCAGAAAACAGAAGTTACGGAACAAAGATACGTCAAATATCGACCCGAATTGTATAGGCAGGCAAAGGAAAAAATGAACGTCTATGGAACACGAAACGGAACAAAAGCTGACGGATGAGGTCTAACCTTGTCGAAGTATAAAAAGAAAACCCTCAAGTTTTCTAAGAAACTTAAGGGTTTTTCGTGGAGCTGATGGCCGGATTCGAACCGGCGACCTCATCCTTACCAAGGAACAAAATCGACCAATTTTGCGCCGAATATTCTGTTTAATTTTCATAAGCAAACTGACGGCAGGTGCTTATCAAAATTCAAAATGGAAGAATAGCCTCGCGTCAAGAACATATGCTATAATAGAGGAGATAGAATACGTCTCGAGAGACCATGAAAGCATGGTCTCTTATTTTTATATCTAAAAAAAAGGAGGAATACTCATGAGTATTACACCGGAGCAGCTTATCGAAAAGTTTCAATATGCTCTTGACAATAATTGGGGATACATTCTTGGAAAAGCTGGCGGCGAATGGACACAAAAAGATCAAGATAATACCAAGAATGAGATGGCTATCAAATACGGCCAGCAGTGGGTTGGCCATAAAGTAGCCGATTGCAGTGGGTTGTTTTCTTGGGCATTTAAACAACTTGGCGGAAAGATGTATCACGGAAGCAATACGATGTGGAAAAAGTGGTGTACGACAAAAGGCACACTCACCGAAGAGGCCATGGCAAAGATTCTTCCTGGAACCGCTGTATTCAAAGTCAGAGACGATGATTATTATCATACCGGTCTGTATATCGGAGATAAAACTATTATCGAAGCCAAGAGCACCCTTTACGGCGTGACTACGAGCAAACTCAGTCAATGGCATTGCTGGGGTGAACTCAAAGGTGTCGATTATCCTACTGTTGGGGCGGTGCCTGACCCGATCGAAGACGACATTGACACTCCATCTACGGTTGGAAATTATAGAGTCATTAAATGGGGTATGCAGGGTGACGATGTAAAGCTTATGCAGCAGATGCTCATCAATCGAGGCTACGTCCTGTCTGCTACCGGAAAGTATGCCAGTCGAACGCTTAAAGCCATCACAGCCTTTCAAGAAGCTAACGGACTTAAAGCGGATGGCATTGTAGGAAAGAAAACGTGGAACAAACTTTTGAGTTAATCATGTTGGTTTTAATCGTCTCAATGGTATTGATCGACGTATTCAAAATGGAAGAATGAAAGGAGCCGTAAATGACTGTAAATGATTATCATCGTGCCGCTATGCGAACTGCTCCGGAACTGGACCGCCAGCAGATGCTTATCGATGCTGCTCTCGGTTTGACTGGAGAGGCTGGTGAAGTGGCAGATCTCGTAAAGAAAGCCAATTATCAGGGACATATTCTTGATAAAGATGCCATCATGAAAGAACTCGGTGACGTCGCATGGTATATCGCACTTGCCTGTCAGGGACTCGGCGTTACCATGCAAGAAGTATTTCAGATGAATGTTGATAAGCTTAAAAAGCGTTATCCTGATGGATTTGACGCTTGGATGAGTCGGAACAGGACGGAGTGATTCCGTGAGCAAGATCAGTGAATACCTCGCTCAAATTAAGACAGCTATTTATGGCCGAGAAGTTCGCGATGCTATCCACGATTCGATCGAGCAATGCTATACGGATGTCAGTAATGCGAAAACTTTAGCAGATACAGCGGCTTCGAATGCCAATGCAGTAACCAGTAAAGCAAATACGGCTGCATCAAATGCTGACACCAAAGCAAAACTGGCTAACGATGCGGCGACAAAAGCTGGCACAGCAGCTAGTAATGCAAATGCGGCGACAACGAAAGCCAACAATGCCGCAACCAAGGCTGATACAGCGGCTTCGAATGCTAATACCGCAACGACCAAAGCTAATGAAGCAGCTTCTAAAGCAAATACTGCTGCGTCGAATGCTGATACTGCAACGAGCAATGCTAATACGGCAACAACCAAAGCTAACGAAGCAACTTCTAAAGCAAATACTGCTGCGTCAAATGCTGATACCGCAACCAACAATGCCAATACAGCGACCAGTAAGGCAAATACTGCTGCTGAAACAGTTCAGACAAAATTAGACAATAATGACTTTGTTCCGAATATTACATTCACAGTTGAAACCGGTTTACCAGGAACGAATGCTGTAGTTGAGCAAACGGGTACGGGGAAAAGCATTGCACTGAAGCTTACGATCCCACGCGGAGACACAGGAAGTCTTGAAAATATTGACGAGGTGCTCGACGTCGAATTTCGGAATCGAGATATAGTTCCCCTGACTAATGAGTTGATCGATTCTGCAATAGCATCTGCCGAGGGGGAATAAGTATGCGATCCATAGACGAGACCTTTGAAACATTTGGCAAACGAGTTTTATGGCTCGGCTACGCTGGAGAAGAGGATCGAAGCACTTTGATCGTCGATCTCCATGATATTCTACTTGAATTTCCAGGCGCGACTGCCGTTTTAAAAGTTCGGCCTCCGGATGAAAAAGCAGCATATCCGGCTGTAACCGAGACGATAGACGACAAATTGCATTGGTCTATTAGCGATTCCGACACAGCTAAGGAAGGTCGAGGCGAGCTGCAACTGTCGTTGATATCTCCGACAGGAAGTAAGATCAAGACGGCAGTAGCAGCTATGGAAATTAGCAGAAGTCTACCCGACGGAGGGCAAAAACCTGACAGAATAGATAACTGGATGGAAAAAGCAGAAGTCGCTCGAAAAAAAGCGGAAGAGGCCGCGACGAAAGCGACTGATGCAGCTAAAAGAGCAGAAGATGCCGCCGAGAGTGTCGGTAACGTCAAAGCTCTGACGAATGAAGATTTGGAGGAGCTATTGAAATGAGCAAATTTCTGAATGGCGATGGCGTACTTTATTTGTGGGGTAAGATCAAGACTTATGTGGGGAGTGTGCTTCCGACCAAAGTCAGTCAGCTCACAAACGACAGTAAGTTTATCACGATCGACGATGTTCCGGAAGGCACGGTAGCCAGTAATACGCTACCTAAGGAAAACGGGACTCCGAATGCAGGCAGTGAAATCACGTTTGCCCGTGGAGATCACGTTCACCCGCATGATTCGACAAAAGTTGACAAAGTAGCCGACAAGCAGCTTTCGACTAACGACTTCACCACAGCCGAAAAGGAAAAGTTGGCTGGTATTGCGGAAGGCGCAAATAAGTATACTCTGCCGACTGCCGGAAGCTCTCTGGGTGGCGTAAAGACGACGAGTTCAGTTACGGACGTGCACGGCTATACTCCGGTTCCGATTGTGGGTGGCGTTCCTTATTATAAGGACACGAATGCGCCACAGGAATCCGTGCTGTATACGCCACAGATACTTGATGATACACAAAAGGCGCAGGCAAGATCAAACATTGATGCGGCCCCTGCTGGCGAGCTTAATCAGTTAAGGGACGATTTAGGTGAGATAGACAATGCGGTTTTTGACACTACCACAACAGAAGAACTTGTCAACACGAATCCTATTGTTGAGGACGGAAAAACATTATATACTTCTACTTATATTGCGATTCAAGAGCAATCTAATTCAAGCATTGCAACACTGACAAATGTAGTAGTTGGAGAGACTTTATATATTTCGTCAACAGTTGCGAATACCACAACTTCTTGGGGATTTACTTTTACGGATGATAGAAATAAAACCATTTATCATTATTATGACGAATCTTTATCGGGTCTCGTAGATAAAACAAATATTGAGGTTACTGTTCCCGAAGGGGCGACTAAGCTGTATGTCTCTCGACTGAGTTCCAAGGGAAAACCTGAGGTTTTTCGAAAAAAAGCAGTCAAACGCAAAACACCAAAGAGTAATTTGATTGACGTATTACATGAAAAAAAATTGGTTGTATTTGGAGACAGTATGGCATATGGTCACACGATTCCAGAAAGCGTTTGGACAAAGCTTCTTGCTGAAAAGCACGGCATGATTTTAACCAATTTTGCGCAAAATGGTACTACTATAACTCGAAAAACAACGACAATGAGTGGCGCGACTTTTTTAGATACAGACAGTGTTCATGCAAAAGTAATGAACAATCTTAACAATCCTGTAGAGGCTGATTATATTATCGTTTTTGGGGGAACAAACGACATAGCAAGAAATGACCAATGCCCTCTTGGAACGATCGATGATGCAACGTCTCAAACTTTTTACGGTGCTTTAAATGCGATTTGTCAACGTCTAATACAGACATATCCGTCAGGAAATATTTGTTTTATTACTCCATATATCAGAAATGCTGGATTTGCAACTACTGAGATATGTAAACAATACGTAACTGCAATTCATGAAGTTTGTGAAAAATTTGGTGGAATACCTGTTTTTGATAATACTGTTAATGGCGCGTTAGATTTTTCAAATAGTTATCAGGTAAACGCATTGACAATGAAAGACAGTTATCACCTCAACGAGGATGGGCATAAGAGAGCAATGCACAAGTACGAAGTTTTTTTACAGGGTATTTAATTAACTAAAGTTTGCTAGTTCTAACTAAACAAAAACGATAATTGATCGCGTAATCGGTTCTGCGTTATTCCATATAGCAAGGAGATGATTTTGAACGGATATTCAATTTGTAAACATTGGTGATACTCAGACGGACATCGATGCGCTGATTGCTAAGGCGGGTTAAGGAGCCTGGTCTATGAATGTTATTGCAACAATCATCATCGGAGCACTCGTAATACTTGCCGTTGGAATTGCCATTGGCAAGTTCATTCATGCCGGTGGCAGCTGGGACAGATAACCGAAGGAGGATCTGAATGGCTTATTTGGATGGAGGTGGTTTGACTTACCTCTGGGCAAAAATCAAGGGTGCTTTTCTTGGCAAAAACGATAAAGCATACGATTCAGCCAGACTCGGAGGAAAGATGCCGGAATATTATATTCAGCCTGCGAATTTGTTGAATAACAGCGATTTTTTGAATCCGATTGCACAAGCAGGAGTCGGCGGCCTTCATGGTTCGACTGCATATGCAATCGATCGCTGGAACAGAACAACGGGCGCTACGGTTTCCCTTGTCTCGAACGGTTTGAAAGTTGTATCCGACAAATCGGACTGGGTTGCTGGTATCCAGCAGAGAATCGAAGCAAAACGATTTGCTGATACGATGACGCTTGCGGTGCATGGCATTTTTCCAGTTGCATGCAGATTATATGCATATATCGGCAGCGGTACTGTAAATTTTGGCGATCCCGGCTATTTTCAAGGTGATCCGGCAGAGCGCACGCTGGTTCTAAAGTTGACGAAGCCCAGCAGTCTAACTGGCGATGAAGTGGTGAACATTTATATTTCACCTGATACCGACAGTACGGGAACGGCAGCAATCGTTCAGTGGGCAGCCCTGTATGAGGGCGAATACACGGCGGAAACCCTGCCGCCGTATGTGCCGAAAGGATACGCGGAGGAACTGGCCGAGTGTCTGCGGTATTATCGGAAGATCAAGGGCGATTCGCAGACGTTCGTCGGATACGCCGCGAGCGGCATCGCCTACGCGTTTATTCCGCTGACTCAGGCGATGCGGATTGTGCCGACGGTGACGTTCAGCGGGAAGTTTTTCTACACGCTGGGCAGCACACAGCAAACGTCGGTGGAAACCGGCACGCAGCACAGAGCCGGGACGGAACGCGTCATCGTCAAGTGCCCGGTGTCTGTAACGGGCGTATGCACGGGCACGATTACTCCGCAGGGCGACATTGATATTTCTGCCGATCTGTAAAGGAGGGATGGCATGGACGAAGGGCTTTATAAGGTGCTGGTGCGGGTTGACGATGCAAGTCGAGTAACAGACATCAATTCTGATGCATTCATTTCAGATGAAACGGGTTGGACGGTTGTTGATGTCGGTACTGGAGATCGATATCATCATGCCCAGAACAATTATCTGACATATCCGCTCATCGACGATCGAGGCATATATCGTTACAAATTTGTTGACGGCGTGATTGTCCAGAGAACGCAGGCTGAGATGGATACCGATTATACAAATCAACCTGATCCGGAACCATCCAAAGAAGAAAAAGAAAAAACACTAACGAATGCCAGAATTCAGGCATTGACGGACAGAAACGAGTTCCTCGAAGATTGCATTGCAGAAATGGCGGCGATCATCTATGCATGATGTCTTATGGGGGCTCTTTCTTTTATTTTTGGGCGAAGGAGGTGAGATCATGATGGCAATGTTTTTTGCACAGCGCGTAATCCTTGGCAAAACCGAATTTAAGAACGTCCCGGCTAAGCTCAAGCCCCAGGTGAAGGAGCTGCTGGTGGAATCCGGTCTCCCGGAACTGGCTGAGGAGTAATAGACTGAACTGAATCTTTGAAAGGAGAGCACAATATGCAGCGATATCCGGATAATAGACCAGTGGGGTATCAAGGAATGTATCCTTATCAGATGCCTCAACAGTCTATTCAGATTCCGGCCAATCCATACATGGAGCCCGCTTCCCAAAACCGTCAGCTCAGTTTGAGAGGGCGGTCAGTGGCGAGCGAAAATGATATTCGTCCAAACGATATCGTTATGGATGGCGGTGTGTCATTCTTTCCAAAAGACGATGGGCAAGCAATTTTTGTCAAATGGTGGGGTAGCAATGGCTTGATCGAAGGTCGAGTCTTTGTTCCCGCACCGGACACTACATCCGATAAAGTCGAGGGCTCTAATGCCGAAAAGAAGCTCGACGATATTTTGGAACGACTTGTTCGATTGGAAAAGCGGCTTGGTAAACCTTATAACCCGAACCGTTCCAATCATCAAAATGGAAGTCCGAAGAAGGAGGATGTAGCTCATGAATAATCCGATGTCTATGCTTTTGAATATGGCAATGCAAAATTCGAATATCGCGAATAACCCGAGAGCACAGGAAATGCTTCAGGTCATTCAGAGCGGAGATGCACAAAAGGGTCAGCAAATCGCCATGAACCTTTGTAAAACTTATGGGGTTTCAAAGGAACAGGCGGTCGGCATGGCCACGGAATACTTTAAGAATCAGCTTCATATCCCGCTCTAAGGGGTATGACAGACCGAATGAAATAATGCGACAACGCAGAGAGACTTTAACGGAGCGCGCGGCCGGAAGGGTCTCTTTTCTGTTGTTAATATTTATTTTTAGGAGGTCATCCTATGTTTGGTTCTTCTATTCCCAGTATTCCTTTGACTGCTCCGATTGGCAACATGATGGGCGGCTTCAATGGCGGTTATGGATGCGGTAACGACAACAGTTGGTGGGCTTGGATTATTCTGTTCGCGTTGTTTGGCGGCTGGGGTAATCGAAACGGCAATAATAACGGTATGCCTTCCGTGGTTTACATGGATCGCGGCGTTGGCTCCGGTAGTGGGATTGGCGGTGAAGTCCAGAGAGGTTTTGATACCAGTACGGTTATCACGAAGCTCGATGGCATCAACAACGGCATCTGCTCCCTTGGATACGATCAGCTTGCCCAGATGAATGGTATCAACACCAGCATCATGCAGACCGGATACAACATCCAGAACGGCATTACACAAATGGGCATCGCTCAGATGCAGGATACAAACGCACTGTCTCGTCAGCTCGGTGATTGCTGCTGCGAGAATCGTCAGGGTCAGGCCGAAATCCAGTACCGGATGGCGACTGATACCTGCGCGATCACGACCAGTATTGCCAATGCGGCGCGAGACATTATGGATAACGACAATGCGAACTTCCGTGCTATCTCGGATCGTCTCACGGCTTCCGAGTTGGCTCGTAAGGACGAGAAGATCGCGGATCAGGCACAGATTATCAATAGCCTGAATCTGGCGGTATCTCAGCGGAATCAGAACGAATATCTGATTGCTCAGCTGAAGCCTTGCCCGATTCCGGCTTACACTGTGCCCAATCCGTATAACTACAACGGACAGACCTGCTGCGGGAATTACAGCTAAATCAAAATGGGAGAGATTTCTAATACGGAGATCTCTCCCTATCTCTTTTAGGAGGTATATTTATGATTGAACTCACTAATTCTGCCGCTCAGACTGTCCAACCCGGAGCGGCTGTTACCTTCGATACGGTGATGCTGCACACTGGCTGCGGCGAATGTTTCACGAAGGGAATTCCTTCGGTTAAACTTCGTGCTATCGGTGGAACATACAAAATCGACTTTACAGGTAACGTGAGCGGTACTGCTGCCAATACGCCGGTGCAGCTCGCAGTTGCATTGGGTGGTGTAGCAATTCCGGCAACGGTTGGCGTTTCGACTCCGGCTGCCGAAAATGCTTTCAACAATATCGCCATCGGCACATATGTCAAGAACACGTGCTGCGATCTCAACCGCGTGAGCATTGTCAATACAGGTACGGTTCCGGTCTTGTTAGCTGCGAACATGAACCTTCGTATTGCGCGAGTATCCTAATGGAGGTGAACAACGATGTATGAGAACGACAAGGTAAGAGAACTTTGCGGTATCTATGATGATATTGTTCAATCCGTTAAGGGCGAGCTCGCTAAAGGGATCGAGACGGTTGATACGCATGAGCTTGGTGAAGCAATCGACATGATCAAAGACCTTGCCGAGGCGAAAAAAGACTGTTGGAAGGCCTGTTATTATGCGAGGCTTATCGAGACGATGGACGATTTCGAGGAGGAAGACGAATACGGACGGCGTGGATATCACAGGCGACCGCTTAGAAAACCTCATCCATATGACTACGAAGATCGTCTGAATCGCGAAAGTGGTTTTGAGGAAATGCTTCGAGAGGGCGACCGCCATACCGAACATCCTCGATACGGTCAGGCCTACAATGAGTATCAGTCTGCCAAGAGGCATTACACGATGACCAACTCGCAGACGGATAAGGACGAAATGACTCGCCATGCTAACGAACACGTTGCAGATACGATGGAGACTGTTCGGGAAATCTATAAGAGTGCCGATCCTGATCTCAAAAAGCGTATCAAGACGGATCTGACAAAACTCATCAGCGAAATGCCGGGCTAAAAGCAATGAAAAGCTTCCTACTAAATGGATATTTATGGAAGCTTGAGCATGTAAGCCCCGATGATCCGATTCTTATGGATCGAGACGGACGATTCAGCGTGGCAACGACAGACCCTCGAACGGGATCGATTTATATTTCGAATCGCTTAACCGGCCACTTTAAAAATCGTGTTTTGATTCATGAGATCGGACATTGCGTTTTATTCAGCTTCCATCTGATCGACGACATCTACCGCATGGTAAAGCCGGAGTACCGCACAGAAGCGGAAGAATGGATATGCAACTTCATAGCCGACTATGGTATGAAGATATTTGAAAGCATGTACTTTATCCTTGGCGATGAAGTTTGGACATATATTCCAAGAGAACTCGAACGAATGATCGGATAGGAGGTGATGGCGTGGATAGTCGATTGGAAATCTTTGTCACGATTATCTGCTCCGTAATTGCATCTTCCGGATTCTGGACGTGTATGCAAAAGATTACGGATAAAAAAGATGTAAAGACGCAAATGCTGATCGGCCTGGCTCACGATCGAATTGTCTGGCTTGGCATGCAGTATGTCGAGCGTGGATGGATTACGCAGGATGAATACGAAAATTTGTATGAATACCTGTATAAGCCATATGAGAAGATGGGTGGCAATGGCTCAGCAAAGCGAATCATGCAGGCAGTCAACAACCTGCCGATTCATAAATCTTCTTATACGAAAGGAGTAACAAAATGACGCTGAACAATAAAACTTACGATGTGATCAAGTGGATTGCACAGTATTTCATTCCGGCTGCGGGCACGCTCTATGCAGCACTGTCCAAGATTTGGGGCTTTCCATATGGCAGCGAGGTTGTCGGCACGCTAAGCGCGATTGATATTTTCCTTGGTGCAATTCTGGGTATCTCTTCTGCAAACTATTCGGGCGAAGGTACGCTTGAAATTCACGCTGATGCGGAAACGAATAAGGATGTGTATCAGCTCATGCTGAATGTTCCGGTGGAGTCGCTGGCAGATCGTGATTCCGTTACCTTTAAAGTCAATAAGGATTCGCGGAATTAACATTTCTTATGATAGAGAGTTCATGAAAGGAGAAAATCGTGGATATTCTGAAAATCATTGGACTGCGAGTTGATGAACCAGAGGAAACTGAACGGGACGATATCGACTTGGAGATTGAAAGACTGACTGAAAAGTTAAAAGAGGAAGATCCGCTTTCGGAGAATTATCCGAAACTGGCGACACGCTTGAAGGGACTGTACGAAATCAAGGACAAGAAACTTGATACCGATTCAGTCCCGGAGACGTTTTTTCAGAAATATGGTGAAACGATTCTGAAATGCGGATGCTCAATTTTATCAACAGTGTTGGTCCTTCGCTACGAGGATATTGTCGGACCGGTTCATTCTGTGCTCAAAAACAGATTGGGCCGTGATTGAACAATTCTATGGAGATATTTTGGACGGAACTCTCGAAAGAGATCGCTGTGAAAACACGGCATCTCTTTTTTTTTTCGCAGAAATTACATGCTGTATAGTGAAAGGAGTGATTTCTTTGTTTAAAAAGAGATACAGTGACGGATATGCCGATTATCCGGGAGTTGGAAAAATCACAGACGAAATGGTAGCTAAGTATGTTCGAAACCATACACATTGGTGGGACAGACTTGACTATCATAAAATCAGTGATGCAACCATCGCGGCATTTGGCATGTTGGCAGGCTATATCGAAAAACCTAAAAAGAAACGCTGGTTTTTCTAAAAAAAAAAGAGGGGTTTTAACAATCCCTCTTTCTTTTTATGCTTGATGTCGGGCATCGTATTTGTATTTATCTTCTATCGGGAAACTTCCGTGTGTCACCCACCAGTTTGTAACCGAAAGCGGAATGACTTTGCGTTCACCATTATCGGGATAAGCCAAGTTGACTGCGCGAAGGGAAGATATCTGCTTTATGGCGTCATTCAGAAGCGAATCGGTACTTTGCCCCGGCATGATGTTCCACGAAAGTTGAGGTGCAATAATGTAGCAATATTCTCCATTGCCGTCAGTTGTCTTATGCCCTTTTCGGATCATAGCGTCAGAAAAATCATGAACAATGCCAAGCTCGTCTGGTACGTCAACGGCTAAACAAAAACTGATGATATCACGATAATGCGGAGTATAGCCGTCGAGGTCTGGATTGGGGTCCCAACGAGTTTTATGCGGTATAAAATCAACTGTTATCGCATATTTGTCTGGCAAAGGGGACGGCCCGTAATTGTTGATTATATTATAGCACAACGCGTAATATTTGTAAAGCTTTACTAATTAGAAAGAAAAGAGGTATATTCTATGAGAAAGGCGCATTTTGAAGTGGTGATCGGATTCGATATGGTGGACGAAAAGGTTTGCTCGCAAAAGTCCTGTGACAAATTTCTGGACGCTTTTCTCGAAATCATGACCGATCAATTTTCGGGCGTCAAAGAATTTGCTGAGCTGACTGATATTGTTGTGAAGAGCGGACCAGAAGATTCTCCAGAACCACTTTATAAGGCGGATATTCGAGACTATAGCAGCAAGAAACACTTTTCATAATTCGCAAAAATTGCAGCTCCTATAATAGAAATATTATTAGGAGGAAACTATTATGGAAGTTATTATTATCTGCCATACGGTAGGATACGCTTGTGATGTGGAGTTGGAAGGATTTAATGCTCCGATCAGATTCTATTTTGAAACGATGGATCAGCGAAGAATGTTTTCGAAGTTAATTCGGAAATATAATCGTGTCAACATTCGAAAAGGAAGACCGATTGGTGTTACGCATTATGATATCGATGCTTCAAAGACGAACGTGAGCTACTACTTTGGCACAAGAATCGCAGAAATGGTCTATGCCTGATGATTTGAGAGATTGAGCTCTAACAAGGGCTCTTTCTTTTTATTTTTTCGCAGGAAAAGCATCTTCTATTATAGGAGGTGATCTTTATGAAAAAGATCGAAATTTTGGGAAAGAGATATTATGTATTAACAGATAGAGAAATTCATGACCATGATGACTACCCTCTGTATTGCATTGATCGGGATACATATTGTAAAATTTGCGAGGCGTTACATCAGTATGTAAAGTCGATTAAATTTGGTACGATGCCAGATTGTGAAAAGACTCGCATGCTGAATCTGTGTATGGAAGCCTATAGAGGACTATTCAACGGGCGTTCAATTCTTAGGTTATGAATGCTTTTTTAAAGGAGACCTACATGGTCTCTTTCTTTTTTATTTTTCGTAAGGAGGTCTTGACGGATGAGTTCGGATGCAGTATGCTTATTCATAGGATTTGTAACAGGGATTCTAGCAACGGTATATATTCTTGAAACATTCTATATAGACTAGCTCGCAAAAAAAGCAAGGGCTATAATAGAGAACTTTGGGAGTTTACCCGTGGGAGGCTTAGGCATTGGGTCCTAAGTTAGCCCGCAATAATCGTCTAATTGGAGGACACCGGAATACCGGAGACGTATGTTAGAAGCATACAAGGGTTTTTTATTTTTCGACTTGGAGGGGAACGATATGACTAAAACAAAATCCGTAACCTGCCCGAACTGTGGAGCCGTTCTTACCGTGGACGAAAACATCGATTCGTTTTTCTGTACCTACTGCGGCTCCAAAATCTCCATAGATAAAAGTAATAAAGTCACGGTAACTGTGAACGTCAATGAAAACTCATGTAAGACGAAACGGATCATCGATGAGGCTAAGATTCAGGAGATTAAGTTCCAAGAAAAGAAGATGAATAATGATACCGGTATGGCGTTTGTGGGAATTGGAATATTGTTCGCAATAGCTTTATTCAGTTTCTATAAAGCGGGACTGTTATAAATAAGAAATAATGTTATGAGAACTATAATCTGTCCAAACTGTAAAAAGAGTGTCATGGTTGAAAATAACGCCGACGTCTTTTTCTGTACCTACTGCGGCTCCAAAATCTCAGTTGATAAGAAGAACAACGTTACCGTTACACTGAATGTCAATGAAAACTCATGTAAGACGAAACGGATCATTGATGAGGCTAAGATTCAGGAGATTAAGTTCCAAGAAAAGAAGATGAATAATGATACCGGTATGGCGTTTGTGGGAATCGGAATACTTATCGCTATGATTGCGTTTTGCGGACATCAGGCGGGAATGTGGTAAACATATTCGCAAAATCTACAATTCTTATAATAGAATCATTGTTCAAAATCGAAAGGAGATTTTATTATGGGAATTGCGACAGCAGCCTTGAGCCTGATGGTAGGATGTATTGGTATTGTTATCTGCTGGAAAGGCTTTAAGCTCGCGCTAAAACTCGTAGGAAAAATGTTCGACGAATTTGGAGATTGGCTCGAAAGTATATTTTAAGACGAGGGCTCACGAAAACGTGGGCTCTTTTCTTTTTGCTCGCAGAAAACACAAGGGTTATAATAGAAACCATAATCACAATTATGATATTAAAAGGAGAACAAGACTATGAAGAAATTGGTTATTTGTGCTGCTTTAATGATGACTGTGTTGTTTGGAAATTCTGTTATGACAAAGGAAGATTGTCCGAAGACTGTACCTTTTGAGGTAGCCAACGGTAACTATGTTGATTTCCACTTTATCAGCCGAGAAGATGACGGCGCAATGAATTATACTGCGGCGGACACGTTTAACGGTCATAGAGTGAGCGTCACGGATTACACGGTTCGCTATCTGTAAGAGGGAGCTTCGGCTCTTTCTTTTTTTATTTTTGAAAGGAGAAATCTCTATGAAAAACTTGTTCGCTACTGGTATTCAAGTTCTCAGGCATTTCGGAAAGACTCACGCCTCCACGATTCTTTCAGTGGCAAGCTCGATTGGAACTATCGCTGCTGTTGTGCTTTGCGGCGAAGCAACGGTCAAAGCGGTTCGGCTGGTAGATGAAAAGAAGCCGGAAGGTACGGTCGAGATGATCAAGACTGTCGTACCGGAGTATGCTCCGACTGTAGCGGCAACTGCTCTGAGCATTGCCTGTGGTTTTAAGTCCAATGATATTTCAAAGAAGCGGACTGCCGCGCTGACAACGCTCCTGAACCTTTCTGAGAACATGGCAAAAGATTATCGTTCGAAAGTAATCGAGACAATCGGCGAAAAGAAGGAACGAGAGATTCGGGATGAAGTGGCGAAAGAGCGGGCAGAAAGGCAAAACAATCAGCTTGCCGCGATGACCAAAGAAAGTCATGACGGAGAGTCTTTGTTCTTCGATGCGTACAGCGGAAGATATTTCTGGTCTACCTATGAGCGGATTATGAAAGCGTTTAACGATGTCAACTACAAAATCCTCGGAAGCTATTATGCTTCGCTGAACGATTACTATGAAGCGCTGGACAATCCTAAATTGACGCCGAACAATATGGGCGACGAAGTAGGCTGGGGAAGCCCGACAAGGGTTGAACCGTACATCACGACCGGCATGAGGGAGGATGGTATTCCTTATGGAATCGTGGACTTCGATTTGGATAGTAAGCCCCGAAGTGGATTTAGTGTCCTTTGATGGCGCTATGGTGATCTTTCGAGTTAATGGCTTGCTGAAGGAAAACAGCATTGCAAAGATCAGGGAGGCATATGAGCAATTCTACGGAACAAAAGAGTATTGGGAGTATTATGAAAAATACGTGGCTCCCGGTATGGTGCAGAGCGCTCCCTTCAGAAGACCTAAAACAGAACTCGACAAACTGATTGAGAAAGCGAGATGGGAGAATGAGCACTCATGGTTCTATCGTCTCTTCCACCGCTGGAAAGAATGACTACATCAACCCTGTTACAGCAGGCTGGGAAAGTTTTTATCTGACCGAAAAGGATGCAGATATTCTTACCCACTGCATGGAGCTGGGAACAATGAGTAAAACGGCGGTTCTTCGAACGGCACTGCGATATTATGAAGCGATTCTGGAAAGCGAGGTTAATTGATCATGGATGCAGCAATGGTGGCACTTATGATTGTATGGCTTGTACTGTTCTGTGTTTATATGGTGTATGCGTGGAGGTGTCGAGTAAACGTGCAAAGGGAATTCGAAATTCAGGCTTGGGCGGATGATCCGAAACAGTTCATCCCCCTTTCTTCTTTTCTGAAGCGGTTCGGAGATTTCGACAATACGATGAGGCTTTACAGCAGCATCGATCCTGATGACAGTTATCCCAGAATTTATATGGAATACGCGGGACCGGGCATGGGCTACGTCCAGATTATCGATACGCTCAAAGAGTGGAGTAAAGCGGAAAAGGTAGACTTCGATATTCGGGAAAAAGAAGCTCCAAAGAGTTGGAAAGATCACGTTAAGAGAGCTACTTTGTATGAAATTACAGGCGGCCGAGTTACAAATATGCGGGAGGGGTATTTTAAATGAAAGTCATCAAACGAAACGGAACTGAAGTCGAGTTCGACGCAACAAAGATCGCTGGAGCAATTACTCGGGCGGGCAAAGACAGAATACCATTCGATAATATTGCCAAGATTACAGACAGTGTAGGGGATCAATGCGCGTTGCTTGGTCGAGCGCCCCATGTCGAAGAAATTCAAGACATGGTTGAAGATGCCTTGATGGAAAACGGCTATGCGACCGTAGCTAGAGATTATATTCGTTATCGCTATGATCGAGAGAAAATCCGTAAAGGAAACAGCACGGATGCTGAGATTCTGTCGTTGATCGATCAGGCAAACGAAGAAGCGCTTCAGGAAAACAGCAACAAAGATCCGGTCATCAACAGTGTTCAGAGAGACTATATGGCCGGATACGTCTCTAAAGATCTGACAGAAAGATATTTTCTGCCTCAGGACATTGTGGAGGCGGATAGACAGGGCATTATCCATGTGCATGACAAGGACTACTTTGCTCAGCATATGCACAACTGCTGTCTCGTGAATCTCAAGGATATGCTGCAAAACGGGACGGTTATCAGCGGCGTGAAGATCGATAAGCCACATAGCTTCTCCACAGCCTGCAACATTGCCATGCAGATCGTCGCACAGGTAGCCTCAAGTCAGTACGGCGGTCAGACGATCAGCCTTGCACACCTTGCACCGTTCGTGGATGTTTCGAGACAGGCGATTCGTAAAGAAGTTATGCAGGAGATGCTCGACTATGACATTCCGGGTGGTGAGTTGTATATCGATAATATCGTGGAACGTCGTCTCCGAAAAGAAATTCAGAAGGGTATTCAGACTATTCAGTACCAAGTCATTACATTGATGACAACGAATGGGCAGGCACCTTTCCTGTCGGTCATGATGTATCTGAATGAAGCTGAGAATCCACGAGAAAAAGAGGACCTCGCTATGCTTATCGAGGAGATGCTGAATCAGCGTATTCAGGGAGTAAAGAACGAGTCCGGCGTTTGGATCACTCCTGCATTTCCGAAGCTTCTTTATGTAACTGAAGAAGACAACATCCATGAAGATTCTCCGTATTTCTATCTGACGAAATTGGCAGCCAAGTGCACGGCTAAACGAATGGTTCCAGATTATATTTCCGAGAAATTGATGCTGGAACTGAAGGGTGACTGCTATCCGTGTATGGGTTGCCGAAGCTTCCTCACGCCTTATAAGGATGAGAACGGAAAGCCGAAATACTATGGGCGTTTCAACCAAGGCGTCGTTACGATCAATCTTCCAGATGTTGCGCTCACTGCTATTAAAGAAGAAAGAGATTTCTTCACCGTCCTTGACGAACGACTTGAGCTCTGTCATCGTGCTTTGCGATGCAGGCATGAGCGGTTGAAGGGAACAGTGTCTGATGTTGCTCCGATCCTTTGGCAGCACGGTGCTCTGGCCAGACTAAAGCATGGCGAAACAATCGACAAACTTCTTTATAATGGATATTCGACAATTTCGCTCGGATATGCAGGATTGTACGAATGTTGCCAGGCTTTCATGCATGTTAGCCATACTGAGCCCAGAGGTGAATCATTTGCGATTGCTGTCATGAGGCGATTGAACGATAAATGTAAGGAGTGGCGCGAAGCGGAGCATATCGACTATAGTGTGTATGGAACCCCGCTTGAGTCCACGACGTACAAATTCGCTAAGTGCTTGCGCAAACGATTTGGCATTATTAAAGAAGTAACCGACCACACTTATATTACCAATTCGTATCACGTTAATGTACGCGAGCCGATTGACGCTTTTACAAAGCTTGATTTCGAAAGTCGGTTCCAGAAAATGAGTCCGGGCGGGGCCATCAGCTATGTCGAAGTTCCAAATCTGATTGGAAATGTTCAGGCTGTTATTCGACTGATTCAGTATATGTATGACCATATCATGTATGCTGAAATTAACACGAAATCAGACTATTGCCAGAAATGCGGGTACGATGGCGAAATCCAGATTGTAGAGGAGGATGGAAAATTGATTTGGGAGTGCCCGAAGTGCGGCAACAGAGATCAGAAAACGATGAATGTCGCCAGACGAACCTGTGGTTATATCGGTACACAGTTCTGGAATCAGGGACGAACGGCTGAAATTAGAGATCGGGTGATGCACTTATAATGAACTGGATTGAGGCATTTGTTTTAGCATGGATATGTATGGCGATTTGGGAGGCGATTTTTAGTGATGATTGACGATACTACTTTGGAAGTAGTCGTTATGGTAGCATATCTTGCTGGTTGTATATTTGGAATGGTCGCTGGACTATGGATCAGACTTTGATGGCGACAATGTTCTTGTTATTCAAAATAACGATTCCAAAATTAAAACTGTGAGGTGACATATTCATGAAGTTTGATCCTGTAATATTCGTTACTTCATTCGTCATCGCATGGCTCATCGGCGTTATCGCATGCATAAGTGATTTATAAAAAGCCATATTTAAAAGGAGGGTATAAAAACATGACTAGTTACGATTTTATGGTTGAAGCGAAGAAAAAGGTTGCTGACTATCTTGCCGAGTATCATCAAAAGCCTATCGAATGGACGGATATTTTCGTTATATGGCAATGCAAGACGCTCCAAAACCATAAAATTATTCTCGCCGCACCGACACCGGACGAACTTATGTTCGAGGTTACCTATGATGGAGATGCACAGGCGATGTATTTTGACGCGTATACCAAATTGAATCATTGCAGGTGCGATTATGATACGCGGAGAGACGTCGAAGAGCGTCCGAGACGAGTTACGCCCAATGAAATCATCGTCAATACTCGAGAAGAAGCGGAGAGCGTCTGCCAAGCACTTAAGGATACTATGCAGAGGTATGGGTACGTGACAGTCGATGACTTCCATTGTATCGTTGGCGTTCACAGTCAGTACACTGACCGAAAGTGGGGCTGGAAGTCTTTCGGTGACGGCTGTCCAAGCTATGAATCTGTTCCTGGTGGATATCGAATTCTAATGCCTAGAATTGAAGCTGTGTCGGCGTCAGTTTGGGATTGACCAGAACTTCATAGTGATTTTGACGTAAGCGAGTAATTTTAAGCCACATTTTGAAAGGAGAGCTTCTATGTCTAAAACGTTTTGGAATCTGGTCCGCTTCACCAAACGGCATGCCCCTACGATCTTGAGTGTGCTCGGTAGCGTCGGTGTGATCGGAACAGCCGTAGCCAGCGCAAAAGCAACGATGGATGTGGCGGACATGTATGCCGACGGGCTTGACCCAACAGGACTCGACATCGCCAAGACTTATATTCCGACCGCTGTTACTGCTGGCGTGACGATTGGATGCATTATGAGTGGTAATGCGATAAGTGCGAAACAGACTGCTGCCATGGCTGCACTGTACGCTGGAGCAACTAAGACATATTCCGATTATCGAGCGAAAGTCATTGAGAAAAAAGGCATAGAATTCGATAAAGAGGTTCGGGCGGAGATTACAAGGAATGATCCGGGGTATCATCGTCAAGCATTGGATTGCCCAGATGGGAAATTTATGTTTGTCGAGCCCATGACCCATCAGACATTTGAGAGGTATGAGCGGGAAATCATGGATGCCGAGTACCATTTTAACCGAAACTTTGTATTGCGCGGATATGCCTCTTTAAGCGAATTCTTATATTTCTTGGGAATCCCGATAACACCGGAATCCCAAATGATCGGATGGTCGGTCACGGAAGGATTCTGTTGGATTGATATTTCGCATGAATTGCTGGATGTTGACGTGAATGGTAAGAGTCTCTACCAGATCACCTATGATATTGAGCCGAGTGCGGAATTTCTCGATGGATGGTATACAGATGGCGTGTATAAAGACGGTATGCCGGTTGAGCTGGCGGAAAGCGGTGTAGAATGAAAATCGCAAAGATCGTTCCCTATGATGTTGCTAATGGACCGGGAATCCGGATGAGCATTTGGGTCAGCGGGTGCAGAAGGCGATGCCCCGGATGTTTTAACCCAGAAGCGCAGGATTTTGAGTATGGGCAGCCGGTCACCGATGGAATGCTGGACGCCATCATAGCCTATTCGAAATCTCAAAATTACGACGGATTCAGCTTTCTTGGAGGAGAACCTTTCGAGAAAGAAAACGAACCTATGCTTTGCGTTATAGCGCATGACATTAAAAAGCATAGACAGTCGCCTACGCAGGATATTTGGTGCTGGACTGGGTATACATGGGAAGAGCTAATGGATGATTGCGATCACGGTCGTATGCACATGCTACTGAGGGACATTGACGTCCTCGTAGATGGTCCGTTTATCGAAGAAAAGAAAGATATTTCGCTTTTGTGGCGTGGTAGCTCAAATCAGCGCATTATTGATGTGCGAAAATCCTTCGAAGCAGGTAGCCTAGTCCTTTACGGCTCGCTGAAATAACACGACCTATAATGAAAGGATGGTGTTTGCCATGATGGAGAAACTTTACAAATTCTTCTACAGGGAAAGGGAAGCTGATGAGAACGACCTGACTTGCACGCAAAAAGAAAAGAATTATTTCTGGATGGGTGCCAATGTCGGAGCACTGATCGGGACGCTGCTCATCAATGTGATCCTGTGGGGAATGATTGCGCTCTATCCAGCAATGTTCTAAACCTATCGACAGAAGGAGGTCTTCACGGCCTCTTTCGTTTTTCGGGAGGCGTTATGGGACGAGGTAATTACTATGCTTCGGGCGATTATGCTGCCCAATGGTACGTTGAATATGAACCTGATATTCTGGAAGAAGCGTTTCGAGAGATCGAAGAACGATTTCCCTTTTTTCATAAACAGAATAAGTGGATTCGTCGAGATTCCCATGTTCTGCTGGCGAATAGCCTCTTCTACATTGGTATTGCCGATAACGAGCATACGATCGCTGTATTCCTCAGCAGCAAAGATGACGGTGTAACAGATGGCTTGGCTGCCCGGCATTTCGAAACTTATAAAAAAGGGATTCTTAATATTCTGTTGAGCTTCTTTGATGAGGTATATGTTCCTACAAGTTCGTGTACTTCGCAAAAAATGCAAAGCGTATAATAGACGGATTAGTCTACACTTGAAAGGAGAAATGATTTATGATCGCTAAAATTATTATCGGATTCTTTGCTATTATTGGTGTTGTGGATATGTTGACTAGTATTATAACAATAGCATTTCCAAAAAGCCGGGCAACGAAATTCCTTTTTAAAAATTGCAGTGTAAAATTTGATCCTCGAACTTATGAGAGAATCGACTAATCTATCCTGTATGAGAGTCTATGGAAACGTGGGCTCTTATATTTTTCTCTCGCGAAAATTGCAAGGCTTATAGTAGAGAGGAAACTCTTAAATAAAATTTATTGGAGGATTTAACTTATGGAAAAGACGAATCAGACTGTTGCTCAGGAAACCAAGACCGAACAGGTTCAGGATACTAAGAAGCAGCGCATCCAGAAGCCTACGAAGGCCGGTGTGAAAAACTTTATTTGCAACCGCGTACTTCCGTTCGCTGCTGGAGTCGGTGCTGCTGTATTAGGTGCTGCTCTGCTCGGCGGCAAGGATCATGGGGACAGCAACGATGACGACTACACGGTCAGCTGACAAATGATATTTGAGATTCTGCTCAATGGGAGGATGTTAAGAATTACTTAGCATCTTCCCTTTCTTTTCGCCGTTTACGAAAGGAGGATATTCTTGTTCTTTGAGAAGGTGGCGCAGAAATTCGCGGCTAAGGCCACTGAGACCGCGATCGAAACCGCCAAGGAAAGCGGAAAAAAGACGCTCGATGATTTCATGCCTTTGATCGAGATCGTTATTCTTGGCGTTGTTTTTGCATTTGAGATGGGTCAGCGAAAAAAAGAAGATATTTCATCTGGTAAGAATGCGCCCATCGTGATTAACAACTACATCGATCCCGGTCGCCATGAGCACTGAGATTTATATTGGAAAGGAGAGCACCAAATGAAACTTGAGGACGTGAAAAGCATCGTCAATCTCGTGGTTGGAATCGGCATCGAGACAATCATCTGCGGCGCAATCAAAATGGTTCTGCCCAACTCGAAGGGATTATCGAAGGCTTGCGTAAGCATCGCGAGCTTGGCTATCGTTGCGGCGATTACAGAAGCAACCCAATCCACGACAGACAATGTGGTTGACGAAGCGGCGAATGCGATCAATATTCTCCAGACCGCCTTTGCCGGAACGGAGGAAGAGAATGAGTGAGAACCGTGGCGTTCCTATGTACCCGAATAATTCGAATGCCGCCAAAGAAAACAATCAGCAGACTAATCTTCCGGCCGAACCTAAAAAGGTCGAACCGGTTACGACTGGCAATGTAACAGTCAAAAAGCCGGGACTCGGCCAGCGCATTATGGATAATATCTTTGACGGTAGCATCGAGGAGCGATTGACGAATGCGGTCTTTGATATTTTCATTCCATCAGCGAAGAAAATGTTTGCGGATAGCGTGATCGATCTGGTTTCAACGCTGCTTACAGGGCAGCCTGTGCGAACCCGTGGAAGAGGCCAGACAGGTAGCACGACAGTACGAAATAATAACATGCCATATAACTCCATGTATGATTATGGCACACGGGGAAACGTTGGAGAGCGACCGAGACGAGTCACGCCTGATGAAATCGTTGTCGGCACTCGAGAAGAGGCGGAAAGTGTCTGTCGAAAACTTGAAGACCTTATGCAGATGTATGAGTACGTAACGGTCGATGACTTCTATTGCACTGTTGGCGTTCCCAGTCAGTACACTGATCGTAAATGGGGCTGGAAGTCCTTTGGCGGTGGCTATCCGAATTACGAATCTGTCCCCGGCGGATATCGGATTCTGATGCCTAGAGTTGAAGCTATGTAAGGAGGATGCGCGTATGAATATTTCGATCAGTATGAATCTTCAAAGGATCATTGATATCGTTGGCTCTGATGACTATAGGAACAAATGGGCTGGCCACATTGAAATGATGACCGAGCACTATCACAAGATTCTCATTGGTAGGGCTATCCATTTATTTGAACGTATGTCTAAAATGGGCGCTACTGAAGAAGAACTTAAACGAGCTGCCGAGTATGCACTGGTCTGCATGGATTGCTTCGAACGCGGGCTTGATTATAAAGCTTGCTATCTCGGCAACGGGATCGATGAACTGGAAGAAAAGTATCCGAGCAAGAAGGAGGACTAAATATGGACAAGAAGGAACTCACCAAAATGGTTGCTAAGGCAATGAACGTTGGAGCTTTTTATGGAGCAGGATTAGGTGCTCTTGCGGTTGGAGGTATTACTTTGATGCTTGGAGGAGGGTTTTTTGCACTTTTTACTCGCAATGCAAAGCGTTTCAGTCGTAATTATCCCGGTTGGGCTGCTGGCTGGGATGAGCTGAAGGAGGACCAAAAAGATGACGGTGACCAAATGTGATCGATGCGGTCGCATATATGAAACATTAGGTATTGCGGCAGAAAATAATTTCCATATTAGCACATCAGGGGTATGCGGCCTAATAAGAGAGGAGCTAGACCTTTGTTGCACATGCGCGACGGACTTTAAGAAGTTCATGGCGATCAATCCCAGAGAGACTGATTTTCGCGATTTAATCGAATATGATAAGAGGCATGCCGATGGCCAAACCAGTTAAAACAAAAGACATTTGCAAATGGGCAAAACTGAATCATGTTCCCCTCGATCCGGAGAGTGTTGAGGATAAGCAATATATTAAGGAAGCGATTGCTTTGACCTCGCGCTGGCTGGACGAGGGGATTTCTCGTGATATTTCAATTCAGATGGCGTGTGAGCAGGTGCTGCTCGGAAAGGAAGTTGAGTGGTAATGAATTCGATTATTATTGAAGTATGCAATGGAGAACAAATCTTTATTGATGGACAGGGATATTCTCGAGAAGACTTTGATAACTTGTCTGTGGATGATCTGTGCAAAATTCGAGACAGGATGTTCCTTAAACTTCAAGATGAGTTTTCCGAACGAAAAGATGCCCTTTATAATGCTTTCAAACCTTATATTAGAAAAGCGGACATCCGAAAAGAAAAAGAAGTTGATAAAAGAGCGCTTGCTCTGATGATTCGCCGAATGCCGGAAGAAGATGTGATCGCTGTGTTCACAATCTATTTTGATGAGATTCTGAATAAAAAGAATGGAGATAACTCGAAATGAATAAAGATGCACATGTTATCGCTATTTCCCATGAGAAGCTGTCTAGTATGACTGAAGGTGAACTTCGTACCACAATGCAAGTGGAACTCGCTAAGATTGAGGCAGAATATAATTGCAGAAAGAAAGCTATCATCGATGATTATGATCCTTATATCAAGTCGAGCAAAGAACGATTCAATAAGCAAAAAATGCTTAAGGAACTTATTGAGGAAATGAGCATCGATGATGTAAAACTGATCCTAAATGTAAAAGGATATGCTCTACTTACGCGGTCCGAGTCTGAAGCGATTATCGATTATGTGGGTATCAAGTCTATGCTTGGCGAGGTGTTTAAATGAAAATCATTGAGCAATCTTATCGTATTCTCTGGAATCCCGGTGACGTCATCGAAAAAGCTGCCCGAACGTGCTATCGCAGCGAAGACAAAATCACCGACGGCGGATCAAGTGACAAACTGATCAAAGATCTGCTGGTAGCTCGTGATCACACTGCTATGCTCGAGCACTCTGCCTTGAGCGTCGAATTCACAACGGACCGAGCTATTGCGAATGAGCTGGAACGCCACAGGTTGTGCAGCTTCGCTCAGGAGTCTACAAGATATTGTAATTATAGCAAGAATAAGTTCGGCAATGAATTAGCTTTCGTGAAACCAGAATGGGTGAGTGATTGCATGTTCGGGTCTAACTTATGGCTGAGTACCTGTAACATGGCGGAACGTTATTATAAGGCGCTTCTCACAAATGGCCTCAAACCCGAAGATGCTCGCTGCGTTCTCCCCTTATGTCTCGCTACAAAACTGGTGATGACAACGAACTATGCTGAATGGCGACATATTCTCAAACTCAGAACGGCTAAGGGCGCTCATCCTCAGATGCGAGCGCTGATGATTCCGCTGCTGGAAGAACTTCAGGAGACGATTCCGGTTATCTTCGACGATATTAAAGTGGAGGAATAAGCATATGAAAACGGATTCCCACAAGTATCTCAGCGAGTATTTGTTTCACTGCATCAACTGCGGAACACTTTTCTATGCGTCTCAATTCGACGGCTGCTATGATTTTGTGGAAGAGTTCAACGTTCAATGCGGCAAACCGATGGCATCCTGTAACTGTCCTGAATGCGGAGACCGAGTATACAGTACCCAGAAAGGAATGTTCCGAAAAGATCAGCCGACTGTGCGCTTTATCACGAGTATGGAATACAAACTGACGGAGGAATGAATTGTGAATGCCGCACTTGAAAAGACGAAAAATGCTATCGATGCAATAAATGAAATGGTGTACTCTGCGATGCGAATTTTTTCGCTTATTGGGAGATCCGAGGATGCCCTGCTGGATAAGTTAGAACGGATGTTTGCAGAATATTATAAATCTTCTGACGAGAAATGCATGGAGGAAGTGGCGGCTATGGATATAATACTAGGACTCGCTTGGAATAAAGCAGTCGACAAACTGGGCGATCCCGCATTCCATAAGGATGCACTGACGAAACGATTCCTGAAAATCATTTTGGAGGAATAAAGCATGAATGCTGAGATGAAAGCGAATATCGATGCGTTACGTGAAACAGTGAGCGCTTTGATAAAAGCAATGCGACTTATCGGAGGTTCTGAGGATGCCGTACTCAGTATACTAGGGGATGCATGGGGGAAAAAATACAAATCTTCTGATAACAAAAGCAGAGAGGCAGCGCTGATCACGGCGCTTGAAATGTGCGTTGCTTGGAATAACGTGGTTGATGAATTAGGTGATTCTGCATTCCATAAAGACACACTCACGAAGCGATTCCTGGAAAGCATTTGGGAGGAACAATCGCATGAAGATTGAACACGACCGTCAGATCGTGTTTTATGAATTTATATGTCGAAGATGCGGGACACAGTTTACAGCCGGAACCACACCCGAGGACAGGGGCAAATACTCTTACGAAGAATTCTTTTCCGCAAACGCGGGTTGCTTCTATGCAGTATGTAATTGCCCCAAATGCGGACACGTGGTCTATTCCGTTTCTCATTATCATGTAGCAAAGGAGAATAAATAAATGACCTCACCCCGTTCGAGTTATCCGGTAAGTCCTTGCACGAGAGATTGCGCAGACCGTTGCGTCGAACCGAACTGCCACATGACCTGTGAAGCTTATCTGAATTGGGCGGAGAGCATCCGAGTTAAGAGAGAAGCTGCCACAGAAGTTTCACGTATCAATATGGCTCAGCGAGCTCGAATCATCGAAACAAAAAAGGCTTGCGGGTTTTATGACTGATATTTGAAAGGAGTCCCGATGAATAAATGTGACTTTAGCGGATGGGTAATCAAGACTGACCTCGAATATGCAGGCGAGCAAATTATCCATCAAAATGCGTTTGCGAAAGATGGCGGGAATATTGTCCCACTGCTCTGGACACACGGCGACTATACTCGCGAAAATATGCTAGGCTATGCGCTCCTTCAAAATAAGGATGAAGGTGTGTACGCCTACTGCACGTTCAACAACACTAATAGCGTACGATACGTTAAAGAGCTGATTCGTCGTGGTGATATTTGGGCCCTTTCAGTCTACGCCACTGACATAGAACAAGATCATGGTATTATTCTTCGTGGCTCTATCAAGGAAGTAAGTTTGGTTCTCACCGGTGCAAATCCCGGCGCTTTTATTGATTGCATAGATGTTCAGCATGGCGACGATGTGACAACTGAAGCGCTCATTTACACGGAAATGCCCATTTCACGTAAGCATGCTGATGTACCGGAATGTTTTTGAGTTGAAAGGGGAGCATTATGTTAGCTCCGTGTCCGTTTTGTGGCGGAAGGGCTGCTGTAATCATCACAACTCGAGATGCGGAGCCTCTTAAAAGAACATATTTTGAGGACTATCGAGTTGGGTGTATGCGCTGTAATGTGTATATAAAAGGGTCGTCTTTGTGTAAACTCACCAGATGTTCTATCATAAAGATCAAAGACGGCTATCCCGAAACTGTACGTAAATGGAACTACTATGCTTCGGCATAATATTTGAAAGGAGAGCACTATATGAATCTCAGTTTTGTCAAAAATGGAATGAAGGTTGTTCGCCGGTTCGGTTCTCGAGCCGGTCTTATTATTTATAAGCATATGCCACAAATCCTGATGGGTGCGGGTATGGTTACTGGTGCAGCAGCTCTATATGAAACGGCGAAGAGCACTACGAAGGTGGATGATATTTTCGCCAAGAAAGAAACGCATCTGGCGAGGATCAATAACTGTGTCGTTGACGGTCAGACTTATACCGAGGACGACAAGAGGAATGACATTCTGAAAGCCAAGGCGATTATGTGCGTTGATTTGGCTAAGGTATATGCTCCGGCTGCGGGATTGTACGCTGCGAGTATGGCCTGCTTCTTGGGTGGTCATCACATGTTAGCTCAGCGCTATGCGGCTACGGCAGCTGCTTTGACTGCGACAACGAAGGCGTTTGGCGGTTATCGCGGAAACGTCCGGGAAGAACTCGGTGAAGAAGCGGATTGGCGATTCCTGCACGGTATTAAAGCGGAGGAACTGATCAAAGAGACGGCTACGGATGAGAAGGGCGAGGCCAAAGAAATTACTGTTGTAAAACGGAATGATATTGGCAGAAATCCTAACGACTACTCAATGTACGCGAAGGTATTTGAGAAGGGGAACGACTATTGGCAGGGAGAATCTTCCTATAATATGTGGTTCCTTAAAAAGGTTCAGAATCAGATGAACGACAAGCTTCTTGCCAGGCGCAACCATGAGCACGGCGGATATTTGTTCCTGAACGAAGTCTACGAGGCTCTTGGTTTTGATGCAACAAAAGCTGGCGCTGTGGTTGGCTGGTATATTCCGGCTGAAGGCGCTGCGGATCAGGATGATGCTGACTACTATGTGGACTTCGGTCTGTTCACCAAAGATGGCTCGTATCGTTTTATCAATGGTCAGGAGGATTCGATTATTCTGGACTTTAACGTAAGAGGCAGTATCTTTGATCTAATGGAAGACTAAGGAGAAATTGCTATGAAGACTAAAATCTTGAAGTTGGCAGCTATTATTGGTGGAAGCATTGGACTTGCATACCTTGGAAATCGACTTTACAAGCATCGTCAGGTGATGCTCACAGAAGCAAATAATAGCGCCTGTAATGCGATTGAGAGCCGAGGTGAACGAACGATCACGAATGATATTCAGAACGCTCCTAGCCCCCTTCAAACGCCTGTAGAGGGCACTTATGAGACGCAAACGGTTGACTATAGCAAAATTACGCCGATCAGACCTCTTGAGGAAGAAGAAGATATTGACCAGGAGTTCCTGGAGGAGCTTAAAGAACCTCATATGATCTCGATCGATGATTTTGATGCCGGATATCCAGAAAGGTATGGCACCGAATCACTGACCTATTATGCGGTGGATGATATTCTGGCGAACAACGAAGACGAAATGGTCAACGATGTAGAGTCTTTGATCGGTGCAGATGCTTTGGATCACTTTGGAGCAGAGGCGGCCGAATTGAGCGGGGATAGTGAAACGATGTATATCCGCAATGAGAAGCTGCATTGCGACTATGAGGTGACGAGAATTCACCAGAGCTATCATCAGGTTGTGTTGGGAGAGTAAGCAATACATAAGGACCATATAGGAGGACATTATGGGCCAGTATTATATGCCGACGCTAATCGCAAAAGACGGAACGATTTCTACGTTGTACTCGCATGACTATGATAATGGCTTGAAATTGATGGAACACTCTTATATTGGGAATAAGTTTGTAAGCGCTGTATGTACGCAAATTTGGAAGAAACCGACGAAGCTTGCGTGGATTGGTGATTATTCTAATGATCCGTGGGAAGGAGCCTATACAAGATATATTTCTCAAGATGACTTTAATGAAATCTATGAGAATGTGTGGGGTGATAAGCGAGATCGATTTGATATTCATTCTAAACCCTATGGATATTTAACTCTGAAAAATTGTCGTCGGTATCTTATCAATCATACAACAAAGGAATACATTGATCTCGAAAGTTATATCGAAGAGAACAAATGGCATGGAAAATCAGAATGGAAGACGTATGCAAACAATCGGGTTGTCAATAATAAAACTTATGAATATGACGCGTGCGTTCATCCTCTGCCGCTTTTGACCGCCTGCGGTAACGGACGCGGTGGTGGAGACTATTATGACTGCTTTCCGAATTACAATAACGTTGGCAGTTGGGCATTCTGCGAAATTGAACTTACCGGCATAAGGCCTAAAGGCTATGATCTTGTAGAATATTATTTCTCGGAACAAAGAAAGGTTAAGTGATAATTCATGAAAATTAAAAATTTCGTTCTTGCGGGTATGCTGACTGGTGCACTGCTCCTTACGACGGGATGCAGTGAAGCAGACAAGGTTAATGCCAACATCAGCAAGCAGGCCGACTACTTTGAGTCGCAGCGAAAAATTACGGTCTATAATGCTCGAACAGACAAGGTCATCCTTGAGTGCGAAGGCGCGATGTCCATCTCGAACAACTCGAGCAACGAACTCGTTGTGACTATAAAAATTGGACCGAACTCGTATAAAAAGAATTATATCTATCTGAATACGTATACTATGTACGTGGTAGAAGATATTACAGGAATGTATACTGATCCCTACCATTATAAGCTCTATTTCCACACGGAGGTTCTGCCGACTGTCGAAGTCAGACCGTAAGGAGTGCCAGTTTATGAAATCCAGAACAGAATATCGGAAGCGCAAAATGAAATACATAATTGACGCATGTTTCTCATGGGCGAGACTGTCGGCAGAAGAACGAGCATGGTACGCCAGAAGAGGTATACCAAAGGATGCATATATCCGAAAATGTTCGCGAAGTATTCGCCGATTGGATCGCTCGTATCAGTATATTAAAAAGCATGGCATTATTGTCAATGGTAAAAGAATCAGGAGAGGCGAATTGCCTGAATAAAGGAGCATTAGCTATGAAATCTAAAGTGGAATATCGAAGAAGATGGTGTGAAGGCCTTCGTCTTGGATATATGGTGAATTCCCGAGACCCGTCATTTCCCAGACGGTATGCCAAAGCGATGATGAGGGAAGACAAACGACAATATTGGGCAAAGAAGCACCGAAAACTTGGGCCTTCATATAATCGAACAATCGAAGTATATTTGGGGAAGCGCATACGTGCAGTCCTGATTGACCAGTATTATAATCGTAGTCTTATCAATATGTGGCCAACGAACACGATCCATGTGGATTTGGGAAACGAAATCGTTATTCCTGGCAATCGAATACTATACGAAGAGTTTTTGAGGAATTCTAATTTAGACGAAAAGGAGTGATATTTTACGATGACGGAAAAGGAGCGTGAAGCGTATGTAAGATGGCTTCGTCGTTTCATTGAACGAGAAATCCCTGCCGGACGAACCTACGATAGGCTCTTTGATATTTTGATGAATCGGGAGTTTATCGGAATCGTTCCGCATGATGAAAACTTGGAAGAGCATGGCCTTGAGCTGCGCGGCATGTACTTCGGGGTACGCTGGGCAGACTTAGGGCCGTGCTCCGTTTTGGAAATGCTGGTCGCGCTTAGTCAGCGGATTACGGATATTATGGTGGACGATGAACCGAACTTCACCGATGGATATTTCTTCTGGCGAATGCTCGATAATCTTGGATTGATTCAGTTTGATGATGAAGCTTTTGAGGATTGGCGGACGGAAGACCTAGTGGAGGATATCCTGAATGTCTTACTTGAACGGCTGTACGAGTACAACGGGCGAGGCGGACTGTTTCCGCTTAAACGACCGCGAGAAGATCAGCGAAGAGTGGAGATTTGGTATCAGGCGCAAGCGTGGCTGATGGAGACGTTTGATTGCCTGTGATATTTGGGTACTTTGAAAGGAGAGACAAACTCATGAATCTTACTAATGTTTTGGATAAGATGAGCGGCGTGGAGGAACGCCTTAAAGCATCTGCAACTGACATGTTTAACAGTTCCGTAGCAGAGCCCAGCATGGCGATTATTACAATCAGAGTTGCCGAGGGAGAGGATGTTCCAGGTGTTCTGATTCGGGTTTCAGGTAAAAATGGAGATAGTATTACGAAGGAGATTTGAGTGATGGATAACAGAGATAAGCAACTTTGGACATGGCTGAGCCAGCTTCCGATCGAACTTCATGCTGGCATTCAGAGGGTTGATATTGAGCCCTTGAACGATCGCGCGTGTCAAGTTTTGAGGACGCATACGCTGAAAAATAACTATAAAAAGGACTGCTTTACGACTGATTCGAGAAGTGCCCCAGCGTTCAAAAATGTTGTCCTGATACCTGATATTGAGTTATTTAAATGCTCGATTTCGGTGACTTATAAGGATGGACAGAAGGCTGATTTGGAGGCGTTTTTGAGTGATTTTCACTGATATTTTCTTCAGCAAAACTGTAACAGTTGTGACAGTTTTGAAATGCGTTTTCGATGCTTTGAAAAAATTTTGCTGTTCGCATTAAGAAATCTTAACGGAAAAGAGAAAAAGTGTTACAGAAAACTGTAACAGTGTGACAGTTTTGAAAGCCCAAAAATCCAAAACTGTAACAGCATTTTTCTAGATATTATTAGAAAAAATAGGGGTCTGTTACAGTTTTACAGTTTTTTACTACTAAAAAGTTTTTTGGGGAATAGTGTTTTTATATAAAAGTTTATAAACTGTGTAAAAAACTGCACAACTGTCACAACGCTAATCACAAAAGAGTGAGCCGAGAAAGGAGGTTACGGCATGGACTTTTGTCAAATTAGGACGCGTACTGTTCCGAAAGAAAAGAACGTCGTCGAGATCTATCCGGAGTTTAAAATCTGCAAAAGCAAAGACCTCATGATCCGAGGTAAAGACTTCTACGCAATTTGGGATGAAGAGCGTGGGCTATGGACTACGGATAGTTACGACGTGCAGCGTCTTATTGACAAGGATATCGAAGCTAAGGTTGACGAAACCAGAAAGATATTCCCTGAGGCCACATTACGACTCCGAACGATGATGGACTACTCCACAAATTCGTGGAAGATATTTCAGAGCTATGTGGGGAACCTGTCTGATAATAGCCATCAACTCGACAGCAAGCTGACCTTTGCGAATACGCCAATCAAGAAGACCGATTACATTTCGAAGTCACTATCCTATCCGCTTGAACCCGGAAACTATGATGCGTTTGATGAGATCGTCTCAACGCTCTATGATCCTGATGAACGAGCAAAGATTGAATGGGCGATTGGAGCGATTGTTTCGGGTGACAGTGTTACGATTCAGAAATTCTTGGTCTTCTATGGCGATGCGGGTGCAGGCAAAAGCACGATCCTTAACATTATCCAGAAACTCTTTGAGGGATATTACGTAAGTTTCGATGCCAAGTCTCTTGCGAGCAATAACAACCAGTTTGCCACAGAAGCTTTTCGAGACAACCCGCTTGTTGCGATTCAGCATGATGGCGATCTGAGTCGAATCGAAGACAATACCAAGTTGAATTCAATCGTGTCTCATGAGATGATGACCATGAATGAAAAATACAAGTCCGCTTACACGGCGCGAGCGAATTGTTTTCTCTTCATGGCAACGAACCGCCCGGTCAAGATTACCGACGCGAAATCGGGTATCATCCGTCGTTTGATCGATGTACGGCCAAGCGGACGAAAACTCCCATTCAGCCGCTATCAAGACTTGATGGGCAAGATTGATTTTGAGCTGGGAGCGATTGCACATCATTGTCTCGAAGTTTATAAGGAGATGGGAAAAGACTATTACAATGCCTATCGGCCGATGGACATGATGTACAAGACCGACTTCTTCTTCAACTTTGTCGAGGATAAGTATGATATCTTCGATAAGCAGGATTGCACGACTCTGAAAATTGCCTATGCGATGTACAAGGAATATTGCGAAGATAGTGGAACCGAAGCCAAGCTGCCGATGTACAAATTTCGAGAGGAGCTGAAGAACTATTTCGAGCATTATGCCGACATGGAGCGTATCGATGGAAAGCAAGTACGGAAATATTATTCAGGGTTTATCCGAAAGAAGTTTCGACCGGAAGAGCAAGCCAAGGAGGAAGCGCCAAAGGAAAAAGGATCGTGGCTGAAACTCGATTGCACCGAATCTTTGCTGGATGATATTTATGCGAACTATCCTGCCCAATACGCAACTGAGGATGGCACGCCGCTTATCGCATGGGACAAGGTGACGACAACTCTGGCTGATATTTGCACAGATAAGCTGCATTATGTCATGCTGCCTGAGAATCATATCGTGATTGACTTTGACCTGAAAGACGATTCAGGCGAGAAATCCGTTGAGCGAAATCTCGAAGCGGCATCAAAGTGGCCAAAAACGTATGCCGAGTTCAGTAAGGGTGGAGCGGGCATTCATCTGCATTATATTTATGAGGGAGGCGACCCGAAGCAGCTTCAACGGCTTTATGCGCCGAACATTGAAGTCAAAGTGTTCACAGGCAAGAGCAGCTGCCGACGTAGGCTAACGAAGTGCAATGATATTCCGATTGCCACGATTACGAGCGGACTTCCGTTGAAAGAGGAGAAGCCAATGGTCAATGAAAAAGCTGTCAAAAGCGAAAAAGGACTAAGGCGATTGATTAACCGCCATCTTCGTAAAGAAATCGTAGGCTCGACCGCTTCCTCGATTGGTCTTATCAATGATATTCTCGATAAGGCTTACGAAAGCGGGATGGCCTACGACGTGAGCGACATGAAACCTGCTGTCCTGGCCTTTGCTGCGGGAAGCACGCATCAGAGCGAACGATGCACGAAGATTGCAATGAAAATGAAATACAAGAGTGAAGACACGAGTGAGCCCGGCACTTACGCCGAAGAGCCGCTCGTGTTTTTTGATATCGAGGTATTTCCGAATCTTTTCCTTGTCAACTGGAAGTATCCGGGCAAAGAATGCAAATGTGTTCGGATGATTAACCCAAGTCCGCAAGATGTTGGGGAACTGATGCAAAAGAAGCTGATCGGTTTTAACTGTCGTCGATATGATAATCATATCCTTTATGCCAGATATCTCGGAAAGAGCATCGAAGAACTTTATGATATCAGTCAGGCAATCATTTCTGGCGATCGAAATGCGATGTTTGGGCAAGCATACAATGTGAGTTACACGGATGTCTATGACTTTTCGAGCACGAAGCAGAGTTTGAAGAAATTCGAGATTGATCTTGGAATTCACCATCAAGAGCTTGGCTTACCTTGGGATCAGCCTGTGCCCGAAGACAAATGGCAGTTGGTTGCTGAGTATTGTGACAACGACGTTATTGCAACGGAGGCTGTTTGGAATGCTCGGCAGGCGGATTTCGTGGCTAGAGAGATCCTTGCAGATATCGCAGGTGGAACAGTGAATGACACGACAAATCAGCTGACTGCCCGATTGATATTCGGAAATGTTAAAAATCCTCAGAGTTCTTTCGTTTATCGCAATCTGGCAGATCCTATTCAACTGCCGGATGATTCTCCGGAAAAGGATTTTCTTAAAGCAAACTTTTCTGAGATGATGAGGGAGCCTTTCGGCGAAGCAAAAAGTGATCTTCCGTATTTTCCAGGATACGATTTCAAGAAAGGCTCAGGGCATGAACTATATAAGCTCGTAGGGTTTAATTGGGATGGACGCGATCCTGAAAGCATAGAACCTGATATTGTGAAGAAACCAACATCCTCGTATGGCGGCTTTGACCCTGGTGAAGGAGGATTCGTATGGGCCAAACCCGGAATGTATGGTCGAACAATTACATTTGACGTGGCCAGTATGCACCCGCATAGTATTACGAGCGAGTATCTATTTGGCCAATACACCGTGGTATTCAACGACTTGCTTAATACACGAATCGCGATCAAACATAAAGATTTCGAGAAGGCCGGAAAGATGTTTGGTGGAAAGCTGGCCAAGTATTTGACTGACCCGGCCAAAGCTAAGCAGCTGTCGCAGGCGCTCAAGATTGCGATCAATTCGGTATACGGTTTGACCGCTGCGCACTTCGACAATGCGTTCCACGATCCACGCAATATCGATAACATCGTTGCCAAGCGCGGCGCGTTGTTCATGATCGACCTGTTGAATTATGTTCATGAGCGTGGCGGAGAAGTTATCCATATCAAGACCGATTCGATTAAAGTGCTTAATCCGTCTCCGGAATTGCAGAAAGAGATTATCGCTTTCGGTAAACGGTATGGGTACGATTTCGAGATTGAGCACATCTTCGAGAAAATCTGTTTGGTCAATAATGCAGTTTATATTGCTAAATTGGCTGAGGATGATCCTGAAGCGCCTGGACAGTGGACGGCGACCGGTAAGCAGTTTGCGGAACCGTATGTGTTCAAGACCCTGTTCTCGAAAGAACCCATTGTGTTCAATGATTATTGTCAGACCAAGAGCGTCAAGACCGCTATCTATCTGGATTTTGACGAGAATCTTGGAGAGGACGAGCATAATCGGATATTCATCGGTAAATGTGGCCAATTCTGTCCTGTTCTTCCGGGAACAGGCGGTGCGAGACTGGTTAGGGATTCCGGCGAAAAGTTTGATTCTGTAACGGGAACCAAGGGTTATAGATGGCGAGAAGCCGAATTTCTGCGGGAACTGAAAAAGGAGGACACGGTAGATGAATCCTATTACCGAAAACTGGTCGATGAGGCAGTTGCAAGCTTATCAAGATTTGGTGACATCGAATGGTTCCTTGGAGAAAGCATCGGAGGGCCAAGGGATGAATAAGCTTTCAGATTTGCCCCGAGCTAAAGAGCATGTAAACCACCCCGAACACTACAAGACAGGGAAGTTTGAGTGCATTGATATTATGGCGGAGACGCAGGGTATCGATGCCGTGCAAAGTTTCTGCGTCTGTAATGCATTTAAGTACCTCTACCGTCATAAAAAGAAGAACGGAACAGAAGATATTTCAAAGGCAATCTGGTATCTGAATAAGTACCTTGAGCTTGAAAAGGAGAAGAAGCATGAGAACGTTTAATGGCAACAATGTCAATGAGAGCACAATCGAGATCGAACATAGTATGTATCAAGGCAGACCGTATACAAATGTTGTAGTGAAGAATGCCTGTATCATGTTTACGAATTTTGCGGGAGAACCGGATCGTTTCGGTCTTGCTGGAAGACCGCAATTCAATCTAGTTTTGTCTAAGGAAGCGGCAGATGATCTTCGCGCTGATGGATGGAACATCCGTGTTATGCCTGGTCGCGAGGAAGGCGAAGAACCGACTTACATGACAAATATTAACGTATCGTTTTCGGATGATGGACGTCGCGATCCGACGATTAAGCTCTATTCCTCTCTTGACGGTAAGAAAGTGTGTCGCCGTCTGACTGCTGAAACGGTAAGTAAGCTAGACGCTATTCGGCTTGAACGGATTAACCTTCGCATTGGTAGCTTTAATTACAACGGGGATCGTTACACCATGAAGGGATATCTGCATGAGTTCCAAGCGGTTCAGAGAGCCGAACGAACCACCTTTGACGATGACTACGCCGATTATCAGGAAGATGACGACGTATTCTGATTTATATCCGCATCAGCAAAAAGCGATTGAGGAATTGAGAGACGGCTGTATTCTTTGCGGAGGCGTAGGTTCAGGAAAGAGTAGGACCTCTCTTGGATATTTTATGTGGAAAAGCTGCGGGTTTGACGAGAATCTTGAGCATCCGGTAAAGCCGAAGGATCTGTATATCATCACTACTGCTCGGAAGCGCGATACGCACGAGTGGGATGATGAGTGCCGATTCTTCGGCCTTTCTTTTTTGCCTCAGGAGAGCAGAGCTGGCATAAAAGTAACCGTAGACAGCTGGAACAACATCGGGAAATACGCCAATGTCGAGGACGCATTCTTCATATTTGACGAACAGCGAGTTGTTGGAAGTGGCGCATGGGTCAAAGCATTCCTCAAAATTGCTAAGAAGAACTTTTGGATTTTGCTGTCTGCTACACCCGGTGATACTTGGACAGATTATATTCCAGTTTTTATTGCTAACGGCTTTTATAAGAATCGAACGGAGTTTATCAATGAGCACATCATCTATAAGAGATTCGCCAAATATCCACAGATTGATCGTTACGTTGGAACAAAGCGGCTTGAGCAACTGCGCAAACGACTGATCGTTGAAATGCCTTTTGAGAGGAATACCATCCAGCATCATGAAGTAATTTATACGGGGTATGATATTCAGAAGTACAACATGATTATAAAAAGGAGATGGAATCCGTATGAGAACGAGCCAATCCAAGAGGTCGCTGCCCTTTGCTATTTGCTTCGAAGAGTGGTCAACGAAGACATGGATCGGATACATACTGTACAGGAGATATTGTCCGCCCGTGGCTCTGCCATTATATTTTACAACTTTGACTATGAATTGGAATTACTCAAGGCTACCCTTAGCGATGAGGTCGAAGTTCGAGAATGGAATGGGCACAAGCATGAGAAAATCCCTCTCGGAAAAAGATGGGCGTATCTTGTCCAATATACTGCGGGTGCGGAAGGATGGAACTGTACGCAGACGAACACAATGATATTCTATAGTCAGAACTATAGCTATAAAACTATGATTCAGGCAGCCGGAAGAATTGACCGAATGAATACCCCGTACAAAGACCTGTACTATTACCATTTGAGAAGCCGAGCCAAGATCGATACAGCGATTGCCAACACGCTGAAAATGAAGAAGAACTTTAACGAAAAGGCTTTTGTTGGAGCATAACCCTCGCGTAGAAAACATATGCTATAATAGAGGAGATAGAATACGACTTTTATATTCTATCGTTGGAGATGGAAACATCTCCTTTTATTTTTCGCAAAGGAGGAGATCGGATGTCTCCCAAAGAGAGCGCGTTTCAGAGCAGTCTGATCCGAGAGCTGAAAAGCATGTTCCCTGGAAGCGTTGTCCTGAAGACTGATGCAACTTATATTCAGGGCTTTCCCGATCTCCTTATTCTTTATAACGACAAGTGGGCGCTTCTCGAATGCAAAAAAGATGCCAAAGCGGGTCATCAACCGAACCAAGACTATTATGTTTCAAAAATGGATAATTTGAGCTTTGCTCGTTTTATCTATCCCGAAAACAAAGAGGAGGTACTTTGTGCATTACAAGCAGCATTTGGCGATTGAAGGCAAACATGCCATCATTAGCCCAAGTAATTATCATTGGGTAGACAAAGATAATCTCAATGATATTCTGACAGCCAAGCTGAAAGCCTACTATGCAACCGAACTTGGAACAGCCGTCCATTTGTATGCAAAGGATCGGATTCAAGCCCATATTAAGCTGACTAAATCTGAAAAGAATGGCGTGTTGTTTTCTTTAATTCGAGATCAGCGGATTCCCCGTCGAGCGATTGACATCGATTATATTTTTCCGAATTTGATGAATTATGTAAATGATGCCATTGCTCTAAGAATGGACCCCGAAATTGTGCTGGCTTACAGTTCGGTGGCTTTTGGAACAGCAGATACGATCAAGTTTGAAAATGATATTCTTCGCATCCATGATCTCAAAACAGGTCTTAGTCCTGTATCTATGAAGCAGCTTGAGCAATATGCTGCGCTGTTCTTCTTGGAGTACGGCGAAATCGAAGATGCGCACCCGGAGCATACGCAAGTCGAATTGCGGATCTATCAAAACAATGATGTTCAGGTTCTACAACCAGAGCCCGACAGAATACTATCAGTAATGGACCAGATCGTATACGCAAGCGATTTTGTCCAGAAGCAACTTATGGAGGGTTAAAGTTATGGACGATCGAAAACTTATTGGGCAAGAAGAAACCGATGAGCTCGAACACTACGGAACCCCTCGACATAGCGGAAGATATCCTTGGGGATCTGGCGAGAATCCCTATCAGAGAAACGGAAACTTTGTTTCGCATGTTACGAAGTTGCGGAAAAACGGACTCAGTGAGAAACAGATCGCGGATAGCATGGAAATGACCACCAGTCAGCTTCGCGCCAAGCTATCCATTGCAAAAGCCGAAATCCGAAAAGAAGAATCGGCAATGGCTTGGAAGTTGAAAGAAAAAGGATATTCCAATGTCGCCATTGGCCAACGCATGGGTAAGAATGAAAGTTCTGTTCGTGCATTGCTCGATCCGCATCTCAAAGAGCGGAACAACATGACAAACGCACTGGCTGACCAACTTAAAGCTGCGGTAGATGAGAAAAAATATATCGATGTCGGCAGCGGAACAGAGCATCAGTTTGCTATGCCGGTAAGCTCTACAAGAATGCGAACAGCCATCGCTCTACTTGAGCAGCAAGGATATAAAATCCAATACGTTCAGGTCGATCAGATGGGCACGAATAACAAAACAAGTATCAAAGTCCTAACTAAAAATGATGTCGGGTATAAAGAACTTGTTGATAACAAAGAAAAAATCAGTCTCCCGACAAATTTTTATATGGAGGATAATGGTACTAGAGCTAGAGCTCTTGAACCGCCAGTCTCTATTGACAGCAAGCGAGTCTATGTGAACTATACAAATGATGACGGAACGGGTGGTGCCCAAAAAGACGGCCTAATTGAGCTTCGCAGAGGAGTGCCTGATATTTCTCTTGGTAATGCTAATTATGCTCAGGTTCGAATTGCTGTTGACGGAAATAAGTATATGAAGGGCATGGCTGTCTACTCAGACGATATTCCCGATGGCTATGATATAATCTATAATACAAACAAAACGAGAGATAAATCGGAAAAAGTCTTCAAAAAGATGGAAAAGGACCCGGTAAATCCATTTGGTGCAACTATCAAAATGGATGACCAGCTCGTTCGTGCTCAACGGCATTATATCGATCCCAAAACAGGAGAAGAGAAATTATCGGCGCTTAATATTGTCAATGAAGAAGGAAACTGGAATGAATGGAGCAAATCCCTTTCGTCGCAGGTACTTTCTAAACAGACATACGCATTAGCTAAAAAACAACTTGGGCTCGCGTATGATGCCAAGGCAGAAGAATTCAAAGATATTCTTGCTACCACGAACCCCGCAGTTAAGAAACAGTTGCTCGATAGTTTTGCCGACGATTGTGATGCTGCCGCTGTACACTTAAAGGCTGCCGCTTTACCGAGACAAAGAACACAGGTCATTCTTCCATCTCCGGACATTCCGGAAAAAGAGATCTATGCGCCTAATTTTCATGATGGCGAGAGCGTTGTTTTAATCAGATTTCCACATGCGGGAAGGTTCGAGATTCCAGAATGTGTAGTCAATAATAGCGAATCGAGTGCAGGCAGAAAGATCATAGGAAACAATCCCATTGACGCTGTTGTCATTAACGCGAAGACAGCAGAAAAGCTAAGTGGCGCGGATTTTGATGGAGATAGTGTTCTGGTCATTCCGAATAATGACGGAAAAATGAAGACCGCTCCTGCTCTGCAAGGCTTAAAAAATTTCGATCCTAAGGAAGCCTATCCTAAGTATCCTGGAATGCACGTCATGACAGATCAGGAAAAAGGACGAGAGATGGGAATGATTACCAATCTCATCACAGATATGAGCCTTCAGAACCCTACTCCTGATGAATTAGCTAGAGCTGTTCGGCATTCAATGGTCGTTATTGATGCAAAAAAGCACGAGCTGAATTATCAACAGTCGTATAAAGATAACGACATCGCAGAGCTAAAGATTAAGTACCAAGGCAAAGCTAAATCGGGAGCTTCTACATTACTTTCAAAAGCGAGTAGCACAGAACGAGTGCCAGATCGCAAAGACGGAATCGTTGTAAAAGATAAAGAAACCGGAAAGAAGAAGAAAATCTACATCGATTCCGAAACCGGCGAAAAGCTTTACACCGAAACAGGAGAAACGTATAACAAGCCAGTTAAAAATACAAAGACTGGCGAAGTCAAGCGCGACGCAGATGGAAAACCAATATACAAAGAGACGCCCAAGACTCTCGAAAGCACTAAGATGTACGAGACGAAGGACGCCTTTTCTTTATCTTCTGGAACCGTCATGGAAAGCGCGTATGCAGTACATGCGAATAAATTGAAAGCACTCGCAAATGAAGCTAGAAAAGAAAGTTTGAGCGTAAAGCCTTTAAAATACAATCCCTCCGCAAAGCAAGCCTATGCTCAGGAAGTAGCAAGTCTTAACGCCCAACTCAACGAAGCACTAAAGAACGCGCCACTAGAACGTCAAGCCCAGCTTCTTGCCAATTACAACTTTAAAGCCAAGATGGATGCAAATCCTGAATACAGGCAGGATGCCGATAAAGTAAAGAAGATCAAAGGACAATCTTTGACAGAAGCGCGTCTTCGAGTAGGCGCAAAGAAAACGCGTATTAAGATTACGCCAAAAGAATGGGAAGCCATTCAAGCTGGCGCAATTACACACAACAAACTCACCCAAATTCTAAAGAATGCAGACATGGATGTCGTAAAATCCTATGCGATGCCGAGAAATAGTTCGGTCATGCCTGCTGCTAAAATTGCAAGAGCTAAACGATTGAGTGCAAACGGCTACACAAATGATGAAATTGCCAGTTTTTTAGGTGTCTCAGCAAGCACTGTTATTCGTGCTCTTAACGATAACTTACCTAAATCTTAAAGAAAGGAGCTCAAGATGGCGGAAATTACAAAAACAAAAGAAGTTTGGGTAACAACTAAAGACAATCCATTTGATCCATTTACGCAATTCGATGATTGGATTCGCTTTGATGAAGATCATGGCTACAATACTTGCCAGCTTATTGATCGTCATCTTGTTACATCTCAAGAACTCAGTCAAGCGGATCAAGAAAGTGATCTTGATGAAGCAATTCGATGGATTCTTGAGCTCGATCCCACCGACAATTACAAGAGAGTGGTCCGGGAAGTCTAAAACATTCCCATGAGCGACAGGGGGGAGGGGTCTCCAAAAACAGCACCCCCTCTCAAATCGCCCGTCTCTTTAAAAATTCTCCGGTGGATATTTTGCCGGAGGGTTTTGCTCGAGATACTGGCCAGAGTTCATGCTCGTGGTAGAGCCGTTCGTGGTTTCTCTCCTTTCAGGGACGGAGGAAGCTGGTCGGTATCTCAAGCAAAGCCCTCTTAAAGTGATATTTAACATAGAAAGAGGGAACCGAAAGTGTCAGAAAGAGTTAGCAAACCGGTGGCACGTGCGCGACCACCTGCTCTTACACCAGAGCAGCGTGAGAACGAGTTGATCGATCTTGCGGTTGACTTGGCAGAACGCCAACTAAGAGAGGGGACAGCTTCCTCTCAGGTGATATCGTTCTACTTGAAGCTGGGATCGACAAGAGAACAGCTTGAGAGAGATCGCCTGATTAGCGAGAATGCGATGCTTAGGGCGAAGACGGAGGCGCTCGAGTCTCAGAGGAGGACGGAGGAGCTTTACGCAAACGCTATCAAGGCATTCCAGAGTTATGCTGATATTTCGGGTGCCTGTGTGGTTGACGAAATCGGAGACGACGGTCGATGATTCGATGCTATAGAGAACTTCGGAGATTGGAGACATTCGAGGAACGTTATCAATATTTGAAACTGGCCGGACAAGTTGGAGCGGCAATGTTTGGCTTTAACCGGCATTTCAATCAGACGTTCTATCAGTCGAAACAATGGCAGTCAGCGCGAAGCAAAGTGATATTACGGGATAAGGGGTGCGATCTTGGAATGGAGGACCGCGAAATTGGAAAAGGTCTAGTGATCCATCATATGAATCCGATTACGCTTGATGATATTCTTGAAGACCGAGACTGGATTTATGACCCCGAGTATCTGATCTGTGTCTCGGACAGAACCCACAAAGCGATTCATTATGGCGATGAGTCGCTTTTAATTTTACCTCCGATTGAGCGGACACCGGGCGACACAAAATTATGGTAGGGATGGTGAGTTTCCATAGATAGTATTCTCGATTACATTAAACAGATGGTCGGCGTGGTGGCCGAGGATAGATCATTCGATTTAAGGATCATTACATACATCAATGGAGCATTCGCCACGCTGCAAGATATGGGTGTTGGACCGGAGGTTCCGTTCCGAATTCACGATTCCGGCGCTGTATGGAGCGAATGGTCGGAAGACCCGTTCGTCGTCGAGGGCAGCAAGGAGTATATTTCTTTGCGTACTCAGAAACTTTTCGACCCGCCGTCGAGTTCATATGTTTTGGATGCACTCAATAAACAGATCGACGAGAGCGCTTGGCGACTATATAGGCATTGCCAAAAGGAGTATTAAACGAGAGAAGGTGAAGAAGTGGAAAACGAACTCTATCATCATGGTATTCTAGGCATGAAGTGGGGCGTTCGCCGATTTCAAAATGCGGATGGAAGTCTGACTGAAGCCGGAAAGTCTCGGTATAGAGATTCGGGAACGAGTACAGGCTCTGCCGATGCGCCTCGAAAAAAGAAAGTTTCCGAGATGTCAGACAAAGAGCTTCAGGATACAATCAACCGATTGAGAAATGAGCAGCTATACAAGCAGCTAACTGCCCCAAAGCCCAATCGACTTGTTCAGGCTGGGAAAAAAGCCGTTCTAGGCGCAATAGAGGCAAGTGGGAAGTGGTTGGTTTCCCGAATAGTCGATAACTTCAAAGAAGAGCAGGCTAAGGAGAAAACCAAAGCAGATGACAAGCGAGCGAGGGACTTGATCGATTCCCATGCCGACCCGAAGCGAATGAGCTCCAAAGATTTACAGCTCTATAATGACCGAATCAAAAAAGAGACGGCCGCCTATACCCTTACTTCGGCTTACGACGCCAAGCAGAATGAGGAACGAGAGGCTCAGAGAGAGCAGGCTCGATATGACGCATGGCTGAAAGGACGATCGATGCTTAATCGGTCTGGTTATATTTGAGTAGGCTTTCCAACACCGCTGTTCCTAAGTATTATGGTCTGTTTCGGGATGCGGTTCTTCGAGGTGAAATTCCAGTCTGTCAGACAATTTCAATGGAGATGAACCGAATCGACGCGCTGATTGCGAATCCGGGAATTTATTACGACCCGCTGCCCGTAGAGCATTTTATTGACTTTTGCGAAAACGAGTTGGTGCTGACAGACGGTTCGGACTTTCACATGCTCGACAGCTTCAAGCTATGGGCAGAGCAGGTTTTCTGCTGGTATTACTATGTTGAGCGGGAAGTCTATGAGCCAAATCCTGATGGGCATGGCGGACAATATGTTCATAAGCTTATCAAAAGGCGCCTGACAAAGAAGCAGTATCTTATCGTCGGACGAGGCGCGGCAAAAACGCTTTACGATACCTGTCATCAGTCGTATTCGTTGACGGCAAACAATTCGACGACTAGTCAGATTGCGACAGCACCCACGATGAGACAGGCGGAGGAAATTCTCAAGCCGTTCAAGTCGGCTATTACTCGTGCCAGAGGGCCGATGTTCAAGTTTTTGACGGAAGGCAGTCTTCAGAACACGACAGGCTCAAAGGCCAATCGTGTCAAGTTGGCTTCGACCAAGAAAGGTATTGAGAACTTTCTGACCAACTCAGTTCTTGAGGTTCTGCCAATGGACATTGACAAGCTTCAAGGCTATCGACCTAAGGTGTCAACTGTTGATGAATGGCTGAGTGGCGATGTCCGAGAGGACGTTGTTGGCGCGATTGAGCAGGGTGCGAGTAAACTGGACGACTACTTGATTATTGCAACAAGTTCTGAGGGTACAGTGCGTAACGGCAGCGGCGACACAATCAAAATGGAACTGTTGAGTATTCTCAAAGGAGAGTATTATAACCCGGGTGTGTCAATCTGGTATTACCGACTCGATGATGTAAAAGAAGTCTCCAACCCGGCAATGTGGATGAAAGCGAATCCCAACATTGGAAAGACCGTAACTTACGAGACCTACCAGCTGGATGTAGAGAGAGCGGAAAAAGCCCCTGCAACCCGAAATGATATTCTCGCCAAGCGATTCGGTATCCCGATGGAGGGATATACCTACTTCTTCACATACGAGGAAACGATACCGCATCCGCATCAGAGCTTTGACGGCATGCCGTGCGCGATGGGCGCTGATCTTTCGCAGGGTGATGACTTCTGCGCTTTTACATTTCTGTTTCCGCTGCGCGGCGGCGCTTTTGGTGTGAAGGCCAGATGCTACATCAGTTCAATTACACTTGCGAAGCTGCCGAGTGCATTGAGGTTTAAGTATGATCAATTCATCGAGGATGGCAGCCTGATTGTTCTTGAGGGGACGGTTATTACCATGGAAGCCGTATACGACGATCTTGATCAATGGCTGACAAATGAAGTGGCTTATGACGTTCGAGCGTTTGGTTACGACCCGTACAATGCGAAGGAGTTTGTTGAACGCTGGGCCAGAGAGAATGGTGTTTACGGCATCGAGAAGGTCATTCAGGGCGCGAAGACAGAGACTGTTCCGCTTGGGGAGATTAAGTTGTTTGCCGAGGAGAGACTGCTCATCTTTGATCAGGGAATCACGACATTTTGTTTGGGAAACGCAATTACCCTTGAGGACACGAATGGCAACCGAAAGCTGATGAAGAAGCGCCACGAGGCTAAGATTGACGTTGTGGCAGCTCTTATAGATGCTTATGTGGCCTATAAAGCAAATAAGGATTCTTTTGAATAAAGAAGGTGAAGAAGTGGAAAACGAACTCTATCATCATGGTATTCTAGGCATGAAGTGGGGAGTTCGCCGATTTCAAAATGCAGATGGAACGCTTACAGCTAAAGGCCGAGAACGATGCAGGGATAATCGAGAAACCCATCATAAACGCAATCCCAATTCAGAGGTAATGCAAGCCCTTGAAGCCGGAAAGATTTCGGTTAAAGTGAATGTCAGTAATCAGACGAAGCATATAAAGGGCAGTCACAATTTCGAAGAGGGAAAGAGCTATATACTGGGCAATCTTAAGGACTGCCAGACCCTGATTTCTGATCTATATGGAACTGGGAAGGCACTCACGAATAGACATGGCGAATTTAATAACAAAGAAAGGGTCAGAGCTTCCAGAGTATTCGGAATATATGTCGATGAAGAAACCAGGCAGGAATCCAAGACTCGATATGGAATCATCCATTATGGAAAAGCCGGAGCGCATATTATTCCGGCGAGAAATAAGGAGTGATTGATTGTGCATCTGGAGAAGTATGACGGAAAAAACGTTCGGATCGTCACGATTGATGGCGAAGAATTTTTTGGCTCCGTCTACTATTTCAGTCCTGGGGATGAAAACGAGAACGGTGAAAACTCAATCGTTGTCGATTTTCCTGATGGGCGAGTTTTTGATTTCGACGAATCCGATATTCTCAGCATCGAAGTTGTCTCTGACGAAAAAGATAAATGAACTTCTTAGACAAACTACAGCATGGATGGAATGCATTCCTGAACAAAGACCCTCCGAAGGTTCAATACGGAGGGTATTACGGCGGAACTCGACCAGATCGACCTCGATATACGAGAGGCAATGAGCGATCGATTGTCTCCGCCATCTACACCAGAATTTCAATCGATGCGGCGGCCACGTTGTTTGAGCATGTACAGCTCGACGACGATGGCCGTTTTTTATTTGCCCGAAAAAGCGGTCTGAATGAGTGTCTGACCGTTTCTGCCAACATCGACCAGACAGGACGTGCTTTCATGCAGGATGTGATTCAGTCGATGTTGGACGAGGGCTGCGTTGCGATTGTTCCAGTCGATACCACGAATGATATTACGAAGACCGGAAGCAATGTATTTGACGTCAATTCGATGCGAGTTGGCAAGATTGTGGATTGGTTCCCCCAGCACGTCAGAGTGAATCTTTACAATGAACAGACAGGCATCAAGGAAGATATTATACTCCCCAAAAAGTCCGTCGCCATTATCGAGAATCCATTCTTTGCCGTGATGAATGAACCCAACTCAACCATGCAGCGGCTTGTTCGAAAGCTTAATCTACTTGATCAGATCGATGAACAGAACGGCGCTGGAAAGCTGGACCTAATTATTCAGCTGCCCTACGTCGTAAAATCCGAGGCTCGCAAAGCTCAGGCGGAGCAGCGGCGAAAAGACATCGAAATGCAGCTGGCTGGAAGTAAGTATGGAATCGCTTATACGGACGGTACGGAAAAAGTCGTTCAGCTCAACCGTTCGCTTGAGAATAACCTGATGAGTCAAATCGAGTATCTGACAAACATGGTTTATAGCCAGTTGAGCATGACAACGACGGTTCTCGATGGAACGGCCGATGAAAAGACCATGCTTAACTACTATAACCGAACCATTGAGCCGATTCTTTCTGCGATTGCAGATGAGATGAAGCGAAAATTCCTGACCAAAACTGCCCGATCTCAAGGGCAGGTTATTGCATTCTTCCGTGAGCCATTCAAACTCATGCCTGCGGATCAGATCGCGGAGACGGCAGACAAGCTCACGCGCAATGCAATTCTCAGCTCGAATGAAATCCGGCAGATTATCGGCTTCAAGCCTTCGGAAGACCCGGATGCGGACAAGCTGCGCAACAAAAACCTCAACGCTTCCGATCAGGTGATTGAGGAAGAAGCAAACGAACAGATTCAAACTCAAGAAAGGAGACCCAATGAGTAAATACGACTTTAGCGGCTGGGCAACCAAGAACGACCTCCGATGCAGTGATGGCCGAACGATTCGACGCAATGCTTTTGCAGGTGATGACGGCCACACTGTTCCGCTGGTTTGGCAGCACAGCCACAGTAACCCCGAAAACGTGCTCGGACACGCGCTCCTTCAAAATAAGGATGAAGGTGTGTACGCCTACTGCACGTTCAACAACA